ATGGGGTATCGCCTTATTAGAACCCTTGCGGTGTGGGCGGCAGCACTGCTGGCACTCCTGTATTTCCTCCACGATATGCATAGGGCTGCCGGGGGCGCTATGGTTGTGGCAATTCTGTGGGCACTTGGAGAGCGGTTCTTCGGCCGTTGGCGCCGCCAGTAAATTGCCACACCATTTGATCTGAGGGTGATGGGAACCGTCGTTACGTATCTAGCAGGAGACAGCTTAGCAAAAGCTGTTTATGATAATGGGATGTGCAAGTTCATTCTTTCGTCCGTCGGTCAGCGCCCACCCTACTACGAAGTGGCGGAGCATCTTTGGGGCGTTGGCTGCAATATCGACTCAGACGGTAACAGCTCAACTCCGGATGCGACCGACTGGACTGAATTGACGTTATCTTTGAGACCGGACAATTCTCAACGAGTCGATATCGACCCTATAATTACTGAAGGGCTGCTAAACTTATCCATTAAGGCGGAGATCGAGGATCTTGCCCATCGAGCAGCCCTTTTTCTCCGCGACAGGGCTGGGGGTCTTTTGATCCGAACTGAATGATTACCCAGCCCTCGAACCACAAGCGGTTAACGGACGACGATCTCTCGGTTCGAAGGCGGTGGGTCACGGCTCCAACATCTTGTAAGTCGTCACAGCTTATCTCAGGTTTGACGCCTGAGAAATTCCGGGTTTATCCACGATCTGGTTGCCCTACGTCGGTCGACTTCTATGCTGAACGGTTTCATTTGGAGTAGGAAAGAATCGAAGTTCAAAGCGATTTTCAGGGGCTCTTCCTGGGACTCGTGATCCCAGAAAAAAATCGCACCGTTTTGACTCTCATCTATTAGGATGTAGTTCCCGCCCTCTGCCCAGGCTATAGGAAAGCAACCCTCCGAGAGTGGTGCGAGTTTTATTGCCTCCTCTAATATCTGTTTCACAGGAATGAACCGATTTACGCCGATATCTCTGTTTTCTGCAACAATATTCAGTTCAGGCTCGGCACCGTCATTAAATCGCAAGAATTGCTTGTAATCGGCCGATATCACCGAACCTACCGCCGACTCCAAAGCCTCAATGTCCTCGTCAGCCCCGACCTTCCCATTCTCGAATTTCACTGTCATCAATCAAATCCCACTTTCAACGGCCGAAGATCCGCAAACATGTTTGCGCCCATACGTGGAACGATCTTGTCACGGGCTGTACCGTTCCGCCATCGTCGACAAATCTCAAATACAGCCTACTAGGTGGGGTTGTCGGCGGTAGGCTAATGAGAGGTGCTTCCATGCATGCACTATCAGGCGATCCCCGGCTCTCAAACACTATGTCTTGGATGGTCCTTTGTAGGGAAGGCCTGCTTAATTTGAAGACCGCCACCTCAAGTGACGGCATGCTCTTATGCTCATATGTCGAGGCCACTTTGCTTGGGGCGAGATTGATGTCACGGTGCTATCCTCGCCGAGTCCAGAGGCCGTAGGCTATAGCCAGCTGTCGAACGTGACCGGAAAGCGGTGTTCCGCTCACACGTCGCGAGATTTCATAATCTGTCGAATGTCGGTAGCGATGAGGCCTGTGGCCAACCTGCTTTGGCTTTGATTGCGACCATGCGCCAAACGCTGCTATGAACCGCCCGCGAGAGTAAGTCTTGTTTTTTTGGGGGCGCAATGAAATACCGCGAGATATGGACGGAGGCGGATTTTGTCGACATGGGTTGGCACGACGCCGTCCTGTACTCTATGAGTTTCCCCCAAGCGAACTACACGATACGCCTCGATATTGATTATATTTTCAAATGGCATTGGGAACGCGAGGCGGTGCGTCGATGGGATGTTGCCCCTTGCACGCTGGAATTCAACAACGTGTCCGATCTGAGGGTTTCGTTGGATTGGCAAACTCAAGGCGACACCTCAATCCAAGACATCACCCGCACGAATAGTCGCCTATCCCCAAATGGAAAGATCATGCTTTGGGATTACCAGATCGAACTCGACGTGGGAGACCTTCGCTTCACAGCCACTGGCTTTACTCAGACTGTTCGAAAGCCACCCATTTTCTCCACATCTCAGGCGCTCGATCAGAGGGGTGAGTCTTTATAGGCCACCTCAGAATGCTTGGCTGTGCTCGATCACCTCCATGCGGATCGGATCATCCTCGGCCATATCCGACCATTGGCCGCAAATGATCCGGGGGAGCAGGTTATGGTGCTGATCTGAAACAACGAGTTTTGAAACCGTTAGCGAAAGCACGCGTAGCAGTTGGTACTTCACCGAGTTGGCAGCTACAATCCGATATTCGTATAAAGACAGTGAAGCGTATGGCAGAATTACCGGTATATTTGCTCGAATATATGGCCTCGAAGGAAGCTCAGGTTCGATGGATCGTGCACGGAACCGCAGCAGAATATCTGGTTCCCGAAGAATTGCTGCATGACGCCGCCCGGTTCTGCGAGATAACTATCAAGATCGACGCCCCGTCTAGTGCGAAGCAGCGTGCAGCAATCGCCAATCTCTGCGAAGCGTTGCGCGATATGCCCGACATATTGGCATCTTACGACAGGTCGAACATTGAGGCGCTGGTACAGCAGGATGCTGACTGGCATCTTATCCGAGAACGCGCTGCTGAGGTCTTGAAAGCCTTTGAAGCGTTTCCCTATGAGTAATGTAGCTCGGTCTAACTCTAGGCCCTTCATATGATGGTTGGGCGATGGGGACTGCTTTTGGGCCCTATGCCGACATTGGGTAGCGCCTCCGCGACCCCAAGGCCGCTTTATTCTCCTGGGTACTCCCCTGCGATTGGCCCGCTTGATCGAGGTCCTACATCGTGCCCAGAGTTGATAATATCTAGCTGGGTCTGAACGGCTTGCTCAAGTCCGAATTGCAGCGATTGGAAGTGGTCAATGACCCCGTAGGAGGTCCACGATGAGCGGTTGAAGCCATATTCAAAGTGATTGTAGTAGATCACTGTCTCACCGATCATCGCGACAACCCAACATGAGCCGTAGCCTTTCAATTCCCATTCCTCAGGAGAGCGCTTGATCACTTCCCACAGGTTTCGCTGCTTGAATGACATACGGCTCCATCCGGCATTGATCTCGTCCCAAAGCTGTTCTTCTGAAAACGTCACCCTATCCCCCTGCGGCAAGCTAGGTGTGTAACAACCAAATGCCTGTATTTCGTCCGCTTATGGCGCAAACCGGCCAAAAACACCAGAAGCCGACTCCCATTGATCCTGGGGCGCGGGGTATTAGCGTTCCGCAAACCTTTTCATATAGTGCGGAGGTGAAGCCACCAACGGGATGATTGGAAATGAACGCACTTCGCATTTTCTGGGAATACACGACTGTGAAGGATAAGTTTATGGCTTTCTTCGCTTTTTTCATGCCTGCGCTGATCTTTTTTGACGCCTTGGAAAAGCAGAGCCGGGGCGCGCTTGCCAAAGGCTTTTGGGCTTTTAGTGCGCTTGCATTCTTCGCTGTTTATATCGGCGTCTCTGCTCTGATCGTAGGAATTTACCGCGAGGCAAAGAAGGCAAAACTTGCAGCTGATCAGAATTAAGACAGGCCTTTGATCCCGGAGACCGGTGGGAAATTTATTAACCACGTCTCTGCCATCATCCCGTCCATGGGAAGACCGCCGCTCAACGTTATCCGCCTTCACGTCACCATCACGCCCGAGGATATCGCGCGCATCGATGCGGTGGCAGGAACTCATGGCCGTTCGAAATTCATCCGTGATGCAGTGCGCCAAGTGCTCGACCAGGTAGAGCCCGGAGACGAGGCGAAAGGGCCGCCCTACCTCGAATACGATGGCGGACACGAACCACGCCTCACAGCTTCAGGCCGAACCATTTTGTTCGGTGCGATCCGCAAGCGTGGGTTCGATCAGGTGATGAGCAGCCTCGGCTATTCCGACCCCGTCGAATTTCTGCACGCCTTGCTCGGTCACCGCACACTGCCAGATCAAGCGGCTTCCGTTATGGTCGGCGAGATCATCGGCCGGAGATAGGCATGGAAGCTTTTGCCCAGGCGTTATTCGAATTACTCTTCCGGCTCTTCATCAGAGTTGCCAAGAAAAAGGTCTTTTGGTTGATCCTGCTCGTCGGGGTCCTCGTGTGGCAGATCACAAGATTGATCGAATAAACGGCCCACAGAAGATGGTGGGGGGCATTTTGACTCTCTCGAAGAGCAATCCCAACACGCGATATTCCGTTCCGGTTGCATAAAGTGGCAAGAAATCCGCTATATCTGACCCGTACGCATCTGATTTTCATTGCCAGCTGGAGTAAATAGGATCAACATCAGTGATGTCGATCGTGCCTGCTGATTTTGGGAAAATACCAAGCAATATAGCGCGGATGTGGAGCGGAACATGAAAATAAGAATGATCGCTGTTTCACTTGCCTTTCTAACGGTAGGGTTTGCGGCCCCTACCCTAGATACTGCAAATGCCGTGGTCTACTGCCAATACGTCAGCTATCCGGCCGGCTGTATCGTGAGGACCGGCGCCGTGCTTAGGCCGCGCCCGGTTGCCCGCGCGGTAACCGGAAAAGCGACACAAGGGACCGCCATCAATCGAGGCGGGCCAGTGAACCGCGTCGGTCGTCGATAGTCTCTTAGTTGATGGTTGGGCGATGGGGCCGCTTTCGGCCCATTGCAGCAGGTGGTCGGTGGGAACGTGATCATCAAGGCTGAAATCGTAGAAGAGCTGCGCTGGAGCTGCCCGACATCCCATCATCGCTCAATCCTCCGCAAATCAATGAGACGATTGAATCATGCCTATCGTGAAAAGAGAATTCGATATTATATTCAATCAACAAAGGCTTCGAAACGAACCGGTTTTTCCATGACGCAAGAAAAAGCCACAGCCAGCCGGCGCATAGTCTCGCTCATCAAGATCGTATGGTCAGTATCGATCATCGTCGCAGCGTCTGCGGTGGGAACCTTGATTGGTTGGGAGAACCATGGCGTTGTCGGAGCGGTTGCTCTCGGGTTCGCTGGCCTCGTTGTTGGCGGCTTCTTGAGTTCGCCTTCGCTACTTCTGCAACTCGTTACTTGATATCTCGGCAACGTTGAGCCACCTCACATCGAGGGTGTTTTTCAACGGTATCGGCGCAAACCGGCCAAAAACACCACACGACGACTCCGATCGATGGTTGGGCGATGGGGCCGCTTTCGGCCCATTGCAGACACCGTTGACAATTATGCAGCAGCTGGCATGGATTTACGCAGACTATGTAGGAGTTTAGGTTTGCATGGCTTTCCCTGTTTCTGAAGACAACATCCAATCCGCTGAGACGGCTTTAGGGAGACGGTTCCCTGCAGAGCTTCGTGAGCGTCTTCAGATCAACAATGGCGGGGATGTATCGACGGCCGAAGACGATTGGATACTGAACCCAGTTCGAGATGCGTCTGATCGAAAGCGTTCAGCAAGAACCGCGAACGATATCGTCAAGGAAACGCAGCGGGCCCGAGGCTGGCCGAGTTTTCCAACTGGTGGCATCGCAGTTGCGTCAAACGGGATGGGCGACCTACTGATTTTGCAGCCTGGTTCTGAAGAAATGTTTCTCTGGAACCATGAAACAGGAACCACGTCTCACGTCTCGGTGGATTGGAGTTGAGTTATACCGGTGATGTCTACAAATGGCGCAAACCGGCCAAAAACACCACACGCCGACTCCGATCGATCTGAGGGTGATGGGGCCGCTTTTGGGCCCAAAGCAGACCTCCTCGACAATCAGACGGTGGCACTAACGGCCTGCATTCTGCGAGAGTCACCGGTCGGAATTTCATGATCAGCTTGGGGCAGTCATAGAGATCAATTTCTTCGACCCCGTCCTCTAGCTGAACGACTCGAAAAAAGTGTAGTTCGGCTGGCTGAGGCATTGTCGTGATTAAGTCCTTTGGATCAGGCAACACCACTTCGCAAGTCGCGAATCCTCCGATCCCCAAGGCCAAAGGCTGCAAATTGTTATGGTAGTCCCAAGGGGTCCCATCAACTCGAAACACAGTGCCAACGATTTTCATAGCGACAAGATGCATCGACACCAATCCGTAAGCCATCAATGTGGTGGCAGTCGGAATACTAACCATTTCACGAATGACCACAATTGGCGCAAAGTCGACACCACCTCATTCTTTGATCTGAGGGCGCGGTGCCGCTCGATTTTTACATATTCGGAAACTTCTTGCGGGCAAGTTATCTCCAGGGTTTATCGAGGTGTGAAATGCGGTGCGACTTCGGGACGGTTTTCTTTTTGGTGGCGATAATAATGCTGTCGGAAAGGTCGTTCGCTGAAGCTGCGGAGTCTTTGCGTCCGCAGGAAGAGACAACAATGTCTGCTTCTGAAAGGGAGCTTCTTAAAGAGTGCTCTGCCGCTATGCGACCCGGGGGTGGTAAAGTAGCCTTGCCCACAAAAGTACCGGCTCAGGTGATTGCATCCTGCCGAACGTGGAAAGGTTATTCGCACCGCGCCGGTTCAAACCTCGATCTCGATGCGGACTTTAGTAACGCCCTCCGCGAGTTCTATTCTTCGATGCCGGGCGAGTATGCGGAATGTCTGGCAAAAGCTACCGCATCTCTAGCGCCTTGGCAGAAGCAGCAGGTATACGAAGCGAAGGTGCGCGACCGCGAAAACCGACTTTATGAAGCAATCGATCGTCGGCGAATTCTCTTTCACGACGAACACCCGAGCACTGAAGTTGGCAAGTGCCGTCGGTATAAGTAGTCTTGGCGCGTCGCTTGATCGGTCTCTTCATCCGCCTATGATAGATGGTCGGAGCCCGCGCCTATGATGGTGGGGCGCAGGTCAGCGAAATCTAGCTTTTCCCTCCAATTGTTTTATGACTACGGGATGGAACACTCACATGCCGTTAAACTCTTGGATATTTACATAGCAAATGCGTGGCGCATCTTTGATGCGAATTTCGGGAATGACCGCGCCGAGAGTGCAATGTTTGCCGTCGTTGACCTGTTACACGAACGAGCAGACCTGAAAGAAGAGTTCCTACGGCTGGCCAAGGCCACACTGAGCGAACAGGAGGGGTTTTGGACCGCTCAAGCGCCGGTTCCACTGGAGCTTTTGGAAGTCGCGGTTCACGAACTTCAATGGCAAGAATTTCACCAGGTCATCGAAACACGGCGCCGCTTGTTCCCATTCGACACGAGGTATAAGCGCCTCGTTGATGCATTCAACCCCGAGTGGGAAGACCGCGAATATTATCAGCGCTATCGCGTCGAGCCTTGAGCTGCGCTATGACCTAGGGGTGGTGGCGCTGACAGGGTGATGCTGGATTGGCAATGCAAAAGATCAAAATGAGAAATCTTTTACTGGCGATTGGTCTTATATCCTCGGCAACGACGGCTTACGCCCAAACGCCGGAAGAGTTTATTAGGATCGGGCATNAAAGATCAAAATGAGAAATCTTTTACTGGCGATTGGTCTTATATCCTCGGCAACGACGGCTTACGCCCAAACGCCGGAAGAGTTTATTAGGATCGGGCATAATAGCTGGGCGGCGTTTCAGTGCGCCCTTATAGCAGGCGCATCGGGTAGTCTCGATGAAGACGATAGAACCGCTCTGTTCAAAGTTGCAATGGACTCTGGCCGATCATTTGTTGAGGCACGTAACAGCGGAAAACTCCCACCGGAAACTGTCAAGCAATGGCCGCCCGCACTCTCTATGGAGGGTGAGCCAGGGTTTGTTTTGGGAAACACGTTCGGCGAAGCAATGAATGTGATCGATCTTCATCGGGATGACGTTGAGTGGCTATCGTCCGAGTTCGAGGAGCTAGGCTGCGCCACACTTAGATGATCTACAGGTGATGGGGCAGCTTCTGGCCGATAGTGTTGAAAAACTTCTCGTTGTCGTCGCGAACTGAATGCTGCAAGTTCTTCGCTACACCGAGGGAACGATATGTCACCGCAGCGTCTCAATGACAGGTATAGCACCTACGTTTTGCAGCCAGACCGGGAGATGAGCGATGCCGAGTTAGTCGCTCTCATGTCTGAGCACGGCGTGCGCGGTTTTGTTTTTCAGATTTTGAGGCACATACCGGAACAAGGTGAGGACCTTTATACGGTGCTGGTGGACGACAGTCTGGTTGTTGAATTCGAAGTTACACGAACGACAAAGATGACAGCTGTTTCCGAATTCTCCAGTTTTTCGCTTGCCACGTATCGATATGAACTGGGTCAAGGAAAAGACCGCATCCGCCTCGATCAAGCAGCGCGGCATGCCCGCAAGCTTCTATGTGATCGCGCTTGATGGCGGGGAGCGGGGCTAGGCCGCCCGCCGCGCATGCTGGACCGGCGTCAGAACTTCGATCTGCCCCGCGTCCCGCAGGGAAGCGATGTAGTTCATGATTGCGGTGAACTCGGCCGTCGCGGTGATGAGGCTTGTCGATGCCGTTGTAGCGATAGTATGGCCGTAGAGGACCAGCGTGTATCCTGCCAATATTGCATCGTCGATCCAGGCTTTAACCTGAGCAAATGTCTTCTGGCCGATATCCAGCGCGCCGATCATAAGCGTGTTAGGCTTGAATATGGATGTCGCCGGGAACCTGTTGCCGCCGATTGTGCGAGCCCACTTCACCCCCTTGGCAAGCAGCGTCGCATCCGTGGCGAGCGAGCGGGAATTGTAGGGATACGCGAAAAACTCCAAGGCGCTGTCAAGGTTCAGTCCCTCCAGAATGCCGCTTGCCTCGTCGAAGTCGGGAGACAGTTGAGCCGGATTGAGCGCGTAGTCCGTATGGTTCATGCCTTGGGAAACGATCGGCCAGCCAGCACTTTGGAAGGTCAAAAGCTTCGAGACATTGGCGGCGGCGGCATTGCCATCGCCTGCGATGTATCCTCGCAGGTTGAGGCTCTGGCAGAGTGGAAGAACGATGCTCTCATGAGACGCATCACCAAACCCGTCGAAGCCGAAGACCACAGCGGGTCGCGAGCGACCATTCAGCGCGAAGCAGTCCAGATGGATATATCGCTCGGCCAGTGGCGTCGCGGCGGATATGCTCAGTTCGAACTCTACTTCCCGGATATTCCCCCGGTCCAACGTACCGCCAAATGTCGTGGCTATCCCGTTGGGGTGCGCGGAGCTGAACAACTTTCCGTCCGGATGCCAATACAGGCTTGTCCAGTCCCCGGCCTGCCGCTTGTCAGGGGTAAATCCCTGATCCACCTTATTTACCACCGCAGCGGTTGGCGGGTTTGCCACCACGTCAGAGGATACTCGTGGAGTGATCGATATGCCGCCTGCACTTGTTACAGGTATTTTGGCGATCATCTCTACAGCGCCGGTCAGTGCAGTAACGGGGATTGCGTGCCGGAAGGTCTTGAAATAGGCAACGCCTTCCGCTGTGGCTGCTGATGCATCGATTTTCAGAGTGGACACGCCGGGTCTGCGAGTAACCGTCGGATCGATAGTCATCACACCGCCAGCGGCCGATATATCGTTGCATCTCCACTGGTTGACGCCGTTCACTCCGGAACCGGGCTCGGCAACGATCGTCGAGGGCGTGAGCCAAGGCACCCCCGCTCCCGCCCGTAGGGCAGCACTGCCGAGGTTGAGGCCAAGATTGAGACCAAGCATGATGATTCCTTCGGTCAGCGACGGTTGATTTCGCGCTGTATGCGCAGCTCTTCCCGAACGCGGTCCAGCTCTTCGGCGAGCGCGCCGTTTGATTTGGCGTGCTCTCGACCAATCGCGTTCGTTTCCATGAGGGTGACGTTGAGAGCTTCAATCGCAGCAGTGCCCCGGTTTAGTGCGGAAGGATCGACGATCACAGCCGCGACCTGAGCCGTGGATACATCATTGGCTGGCGTGGTCTTCTGACCACTGGAAAAGCCGCCCTTGGTTACAAAGTACAGAATTCCAAGGCTGATGCCGAATGCAATGATGGCGAGCGGAGGCAGGTTACCGATATCCTGAAACTGCATAATTCTCTCCGGCGTCATGCGCTGCGCGGTAGGCATTCAGGAGCTCGACAAGTGCAAGCATGGGATAGATCGCAATCCACGTGCTGATGACGCCGGATGAAGCAAAGCAGTAGTTGATGCCGCCAAAGACGAGGAAGCCGACGCCGGCGGAGAAAACGCGGATCCACGGCGTGACGTTCTTCCGGGCGCCGTTGATCACAAGACCGATGATGCGCAGCAGCCCGACGACGACCATCAGCCAGCCGAGTGTGTCCTCCTCGAAGAACTGCCGGAAGAATGCAAAAGCCCTTTGATCGAAAACCGGATCTGGCAGAAGCAGCGATACGCCCCAGGCGGTCATGATCACCGCCCATATCCATTCAGTCATGCGCGGGCCGAACCGGTGCTGGATACGGATCCAGATGCCCGGCCCGGTGTAGCTGGAGCCGTCCATTAGCCGCCATCCTTCGGCTCGCCGGTAACGGCCGTCGTGACCGTGGCCGGAGTAGACGTGATCGTCGTCGTGGCCGGCTGGTTGCTGGACTGCTTGCCGATCAGAAAGCCGAAGGCCGTGCCAGCCAGGCCGGCGATCGTCACAACCCACGTATTGTCAAACGCGACCGTCTGCCCCGTGAGGAGTTGCGCGATCATCTGGCTCGGCCCCACCAGAATAAGAGCGATAACGACAAGAGCAGAAACAAGTACCCCTGCCCGCTCGCGATATGTGCTGCTGTCCATGATTGTTCCTTTCAGGCCGCAGCCTTGGTTTCGAAGATGGAGCGGAGGCGCGCGACCGTCGGCGCATCGAAGTCGCCGGTCTGGTCGAGGCCGGACGCGAACTGGAATGCCTTCACGGCCGTGCGGGTTTTCTTTCCCGCGATGCCGTCAATCGGTCCCAGCACATAGCCGCCGCGCGTCAGCAGGCGCTGCAGGTAAGCCGTGCGGGTATCCGGGCCGTCGTAGACACGATCGCTCTCCGGCTCCAGCACGATCGGCTTCCAGGTGCCCTTGATGTCCGCCACCGGCAGGCCGCGTTCAGCCGCCCAAGGAATGACATCGAAGGTCGGACAGGCCTTCATGTGCTCGAACGGCTCGATCACGCCGTTGCCGTTCTTGTCGGGGCTCAAATCGCGATGGCCGCACCATTTGATCTCGGGGAAATCGATCGTCAGATCGCGCATGCGCTTTTCAAGCGTTTCAAGCTGCGCATCCTTGATCGTGTTGAAGGCTGGTCGGTTCTTGGCGTCGACGCCGCCGACCATCGACAGGCCGTAGGAGATCGAGTTGAAGCCTGCGACGTGTGCGCCGATCGCCATCTTGCCCCGGCCCATCTCGGCCCGGCCGTCCGGATTGATGATCTCGTTATAGCCGATATCGGACCAGCCCTGAGCCTTATGGATTGCCCGGATGCCGGCGGCGCCCTTGTCCCAGCCCGGAGGCGTGGCAGTGACGTGCACGACCCCAAGCGTGGTTCGCTCGCGATTTGCCATGGTGATATCCTTTGGTGTTGAGGAACTTTAAGGAGGACGATAGGTTGAGGATTAGCTGAACTGTTCGGATCCAAACCTCAGGGCAGCGAAAGGGCCCGGCCGCTCCCCAAGACGGTCGGGCTTTTCCATGTTTCACGGGTTGAAGTTTACCGATCTGGTACCAGATACTCGCGCAACCAGGGGGTATGAATGACTTACGATTGGGATGGCCGGCGGAGCCGATTGTTGAAGGCTGTGCGATTGACCACCGGTGTCGCGATGACACTGATGATCGTGTCGTTGCCACTTCTAGTTCTGATTTAAGGCCGGGTGAATGACCGGTGCGCCCGCATCGGCAGGGTTCTTCAAGCTACGGAACTTTGACGTTACCATCGCGTTTTGTTCGCAGCTGTACTGCGTAGGATTAATTCCTCAGGGCAGTGAGAGACCTGGTGATACGAGCTCCCTATGGAGATCAGGTCTCGCCCCGGCCTTCTTCCGAACACCTCAGACAGCTTCCGGCATTCCATTGGTACCGTCATAAATGTCGAGATCGGCAACCAGATGCCTCGCGTCAACGCGCTCACCAGCCCGGTTCTCCCAGAAGCAATGTGCGATGCCCTTTACGACTTTCTCGACGTCCATGGCCACGCCACCTGTGCGAAGGACGACCTGGGAGCCCTCGCTGATTTCCCGCTTTTCGTCTTCCATGATTTCCTCCTCAGTTAGGCGATACCGAATTCGGCCTTGCCTGTGGTGATGATGCGATTGAAGAGCGCCGGGTACTTCCGGATGAGGTGGCCTTCCATCGGGATGAAATGCAGTATGTCGCCGTAGTAGCTGCGGTTGGCCGAGATCGCATCGACACCGCCAAGGTTGATGACCTTGTCCTCGCTGACATCGGGCGACATTGGATCCGTCCCTGTTGCCAGGGTGACGCCGTTGATGCTGATCGTCATTGTGCCGTCGGCATCGTCGCGGCAAAACGCGAAGATCGCCGGCGTATTGGACGCGGGGAGACTTGCCTTCGCGACAGTAGCCGCTCCGAGCGAAGCCGTTGTCGAGAATGACAGGTTGCCCGTCGTGACTGCAAACCGGGCGCGGACAATCGCGGTAGCGCCGCTGTAGATCGAGAACAGCTCGATCGTATTAGCCGGCGCACTGTCCCGGATTTCCGGCCCGATCGTCGCAACCATAAGGATCGTGAAGGACTTGGTAGTCAGTCCCTTCGACAAGACCATACGATGACCGACGCCACCGTTCAGGCGAAGAGCGGTCTTGCCGTTGATCAACGATGGACTGACAATAGACCAGCCGGTGCCATAGGCCGCCAGCAGTGCGTCGGCACCCCGAGCGCGACCAATGTACGGCGAGCCCTGATCCTTCAACCGCGAACCGTCGAGGTCATAACCGAGGCCGGGCACCGCAGCGTTTGCCTTGTCGAACGGGGTCATGATGATGCGCTTGGCTGACTCTGCGCCCGAAGTCCGCAAGCCGTTGATGATCAGCCCTCTTTGAGCCATGTGTTCGGTTCCTTCGATCAGGTGGGAGTAATGATGTCCGCCGCCAGCCAGTTGCGCCGGTTGCCGTAGGGGTGGGTTCCTGCATCACTGTCGCGGTAGCAGATGCGTGGGCCTGTGGTCGGCCCGCCGTTTGCGCCGGCGGCGCCATCACAGCCCATGAAAAGCCGTTCGTTCGCGGTGAGCGATCCCGGGTTGCTTGCCAGCGTGAAGATGAGGTCGCTACCCAAAATCGCGATGGAGCTGATCGTGGTTGGCGCCGCCGGATTGTAGTAGCGAAAGCCGTCTTTCACCCCGGCAATGATGCCGGCATCTGCATCAGGCGGCGTTACGTTGACGGCATCTCGCACGATCGGGCCGACAGGCACATTGCACGTGAGCGTGAGCGTCGCTCCGGACCGAGTTGCCGAGGCAGCTTTGAAGCAGGACGCCTGACCAGCCTTATGCCGGATGCGCGCACCGGCGTGCATATCGCCCGCCATGTAACTTCCGACATTGGTGAAATGCACACCGTCCGCAGCCGTCGGCATGATGTATTCCGAGCCGGCATAAACGATCTTCGTCGGGTTCTCGCGAGCAGCTTGGGCGATATCGCCGGGAACAAACGAGAATGCGTCCGCATAGGTCGGCGCGGTCCAGTTTGCCAGCGACGAAACGTAGAAGACAACCTGGCCATGGCCGGGGATGATGGCCTGCACATCAGCAGTCAGATCAGACTGCCACTGCACCAGGTAGCCCTTGACGACGCCGGCCGCCGCACCTCGATCGTTCTGTCCGAAGAACACGTCGATCGAGACTTCCATCGGAATTCCAAGCGCCTGGCACATGATCCAGTCGCGTTTGATGGCGGCAAGCAGATTTGCATAGGGCACGGTACCCTTCTTGTTCTGCATATAGCCGGTGCCACCAACGCCGACCGTCGTGAACAGGAAGGCTTCGGTCGAGGCGAAGGCGCCTGATGTCACAAGACGGTTGCCCATAGCCGAGAAAGGCGTTTCACCGCTGATGCTGTCGAGGCGCTCAAATGCATCGACCCACTCCACGAGGTCGCTCTTGGCGACCGGCGTGTTCACGTATGAGCTGGTTTGCACCGTGCCCGTGACGCGCATCCCGCAGCCCTTGTGCATAAGGGACCGGCCGGGGTTGAGCGCTGTCGTACTTAGAAGCGGAAAGCATTCGCGACCGATGCCCGTTGACTGGCCGACACCATAGATGGCGTTCATCTTCGTGGTACCGGCCGCCAGCGAATTCTTCGCCAGCAGATCCTCCTTCACCGTGCTGACCAGCCCGCCGGTGACGGTTTTATAGACGAGGTCGCTATCGACGACCTTGGGGTCTCTCGGGCTGACGTCGTTGAACGTCGCCTTGATCTCTCGATCCAATAGCGCAACGACATTGCCGGCGTCGATGGTCGCGGACGCGCCATCAAAGCGGGCGGGCAAGTCCTTGAACGGGCCGTTCTCCCACTTGTTCGAGCCCCACCGCTTGGCTCGCTGGATGACCATGTTGTCGTCTACTTCAATGGACTCGTACTCGGCGTCCGTGAACTCGAAGGTGGAGCGGATGTAGGCAGTCCCGTCATAGTTCGATGCAATGATCGGTACACCGGTCCCGTCGCGAAGCAGGACTGCTGCAAAATCCTCGTCGAGAACCCGATCACCAAAATCCGCTTCCAGTCCGACGTCCATCATGCTTGGCGTGACAGCGTCGGTATCGTTCTGATTGTCGCGAACGGTCGTGCTCGTGGCTTTGGGAACGGTGATGACAGGGTTGTCCCCGACCGGCGTGTTGCCGGTGGCGATGCCAGCGCCTGAAACGGTGTTCGCGCGAACGTCGATGTATTCACCTGTGCGTTTCCACCCGGCTGGTGAGACCGACCAGCTGAAAATACCCTTGTTCGGCACACTCCCACCGACAACCGGATCGGTGTGAGTGCCTGCATCATCCGTCACCTCGCCCTTTTGCAAAGCGGCAGAACCGGCGACAGCGGCGAGCTCTGCCCATGTTTTTGCCGACCGGATACCGGCCGACGCCGCCGTTGCTGCCTTATCGATCTCGGTACCGATTTTCCCTGCGAGCATCTGCTCAGAAAGATTATCGACAGTGATCGGCGTGACGCGGCTAGTCGGCGTTTCACGCAGGCCGACCAAGCTGTCGACAGTCGCAGACGGAATTTTGTCGTTGAGACGTATGCCGGACATTCGGTTCCCTCAGGGTCAGGTGACGAGAATGGTGTAGGGACCGGCCAGTGGCCCCGGTGTGTCGCCGTTCATCGGGCGGAGCCAGACGTAAAGAGTGCCTTGCGAAAGACAGGTCGCCGTCTCTTCGTAGAGTGCAACGCCATCGATCTGAGCGACCGCGTTCGTGTTGGCGTTAATGGCAAATCCGGTGTTGCCGGAGACCGCTGTCAACGCGCCATACTGAATGCCGGTCACTGTATGGTTCGGACCGATGACGCTGCTGCCGCCGGTCAGGCGTGCTGACGCTGCGGCACTGGATCCGCTGATGCTGTCGATTGAGAAGCTGTAGCGGTAGACCTTTCCCACCGTCAGCGTCAGGCTCGTCCAGGACAGGGTTCCGGCAGTTCCGGCCGCGTGGTTGGCCTTGCCACTGCCTACTGTCCATCCGGCTCCGGTTGTGGGGGGTGGAGCTGCAGCAGAGAAGTCACCATTTGTGAGTTTGGTGACGCGCGAAGCATCACCCAGGACGCGGTTGTAAGAGCCTCCGGCCGCGACAGGGATTGGAGCAAGGGTAGCGTCGGATTCACTGAAGACGCCGGAGGTGTTTCGGTAGAGTTTGACATGCGTTGTCGTCTCCGCATCGTCAGGCACGGTCAGGAAGATATCAGCCTTGCCGAGACCGCCGCTGACGACGATCAAGCCGACATTGAGGGCATCTGGCACGACTGGATCATCGGCGCCGATCGTTGTCGTTCTGGACACGCCCCAAACACTAGGAATGCCATCTTTCGAAACCGACCGAGGCTGCCATTCGACTGTATTGCCGGCCGCGTAGCCGGGGATATCGACAACTCCTGATGATGCCGGGGCCGTCGCCGCGGTTGACCACGAGCCGGCGCCAGAGACACGATGGCGGACCTCGTAACGATCGACGATCACCGGGCTGTTTTCACCCGGACGAAGCCGGATCATCAGGCCGTCGGCGTCGTCCGTTCCCGTGATGCCACTGCGAACGGAAGTGACAATGGGCACCGGCGGCGCCGTATTCGATCCGACCGCGTCCGCGCCAACCCGCCCGTTCCACGTCGGCGGCACCTCGGCTGCGACCTTCTCGTGCATCTCGTCGGCTGCTGACAGCATGTGCAAAATCGACGAATTGTCGTTGCCGCGCTCGATGCCCGCGACGATCGCCGGGATGCTCTCCTGCGCCATAGGCCCGAAATGCACGAGATCCCCGTAGACGGGAACTTCGCCACTCCCGACCAGCGACACAGCCCGGTTCTCGCCAGGGATGGTTTTCAGGGTACGAAGGACGGAGACGCCTTCAGTGTCCTCTTCATCATCGAAATGACGGAAGCGCAGTCCGTATGTGACGCCCTCCTCCATCTTGAAGACGGAATCTGTCTCGATACGATTGCCGGCAACGGCCGTCACACGGCCCGAATGCATCGCCCGCACCAGCACGTCGCGCGCTAGCATGACCGCGCTGCCAGGCGCGGCCCGACGGATCGAGCCCGCCTGCGTCGCAGTGTAGACCGTGTTCCGATAGATGCGCTCGTACTGCAGTCGGCGCGTTTCGATCCAGATTTCGTCCGGGTTCGTTTTCCCCGGCAGCTCCAGCGCCTCCGTGACGTCAATCGGCTTCAACACCCAGCTGCTTGACCCTGCGCCTCCGACCTTCTTGTAATAGCCATTGTTGATCGGCGTCGGGTCGGCATAGACCTCGGCCCGCTTTCCCGCGCGCGGAGACAGGTAGGCATCCATCGTCGCCTTCGTTTCAAAACGTATATCGGCGGGCCAGGGCACGATGCGCTCAGCCTCCAGATAGTCGTTCGTCTCATCGAGGAACGTCACGCGATGCGCATCCGGCGGCTCGAAATACTTTGTCGACCAGCGGAAATTGGATGCATTGCGAACGCTGATATGGTCATCGATCACGGTTCGGGGTTTGTCGATCGTGACCGTCCACTTCTCCCCATCCCACCAGACCGCCGCCCGACCGGCAGCGCCCGCCGCCGCCAGAACATCATCGAGGCCGTTCTCGAAATCATGAACCCGGTTGTATTTGAGCCCGACATCCTCGCAGTGTTCGTGCCATTCCTCGAAAGCCGGCCAGTCGATCTCTTCGTCGCTTGCAGGATATGCGAAGTGATCTCCGGTGATCGCATGCAGGGCGAACGATGCCGGGCTCTGCGTCTCGACGGCAGGCGTCCAGCTCGAACCGTTCCAGTCGCGCATCTTGGCCGACACGACACCATTCAGCGCATCGAGCGTGCCGTTGAGCTGGTTGGTGGCCTTAATCCGGGCCAGTGTCTTGGCGTGCGGCTTGGCGAAGTTGAAGGGCGATTCAGGCCGGAAAGACTGAAGCGCAAACCACTTTACGTCGTCCTGGTCGCCGACATCGTCATCGTTCTTCGTCTTGCGCGTCAGCTGAATTTCATATCGGCCGCGCGTCGCGACGCCGGCATGGTTCTTCAGCGTGAAGCGGAATGCCCGGAAGAATGACTTCGTTTTCTCCTCGTCATAGATCAACGTCGTGACGACATCGAAATCGGGCGCACCGATCAAGCGCATCGCAACCTCGATCTCGACACGCTTGGACGACTGTCCGCCTTCGCTTCCCGTCTCGAACAGACCGCCTTCAAAAAACAGAATGACGCAAGCTTCGGCAGCATCTGTCGCGGTGTATCGGGAGACCGGCTTTGCAACGGCTGGATCTTCGGTTGGCTCGCCATAGTCATCACGTGGTGCTTCCATCACGATTTCGGCGCCGACGCTCTCCTCGATCACTTGTGAGGGGTAGAGCGTGAACGGGACGTCACCGTCGGCGCCGTATTGCGTTTCGACCGTCTCTTCGTCGTACTTGTCGAGTGGCGTTTCGCCGATCTTCAGGTTCGTGATTGCCAGCGGTCCGTAGCCCCACAGGAAGGCGGAGCGAACATAGATCAGGTCGCCGACGATCTCGGTCCATGTGCCCGCTGCATATCGTGGCGCGTAGCGCATCTTCCCGGCGACCAGAGGCACGAAGCCATCGGGCGACGCCTGGTTGCGCCAGCCGGAAATCGTGTAGGTCGGCTTTTCCTTGTCCTGTGATGGCGTTTCCGGCTTGAACAGCGAGTTCAGCAGCAGGCCGCCCGCCGTTACGATCGCGAACGTCGCCAGCGTCCGAAAGAAACCCTGCAGCGCCAGACCGCCCGGTCCAGTGATTGCAGTAGCCGCCACCGTGAGAAGCAACTGAAGAACGCTTTGCATTGCCTTGCCGGCCGGTACGACGCGAACGACAACGTGAACGTCCGCCTTCGGACGAACAATATTCCAGACGGCCGGCTCAATGGCACAGAAGCCGGCATTGCGGACGAGCGAGACCCGGACACGCTTCAGCAGCGACGGTGACGCCACCGGAAACGCCGCCGCCACGATCTGGGCCACTGTCTGGCCGTGAGGCACCACGAATTTTGTGCGCGCCTCGCCCGGGTCGAACATCGGCATGACCGTGACATGCACGGGCGCATCCCCCGGCGCCAGCGTCGGAAGGTCGAGCAGTTTTCTTTTCATGATGTCAGATCAGATCTCGATGCCGGTAAAAACCAACGAACTGCGAGGCCCAACGCCCCGAATCTATGCGCTCAACCCGGGCGCCACCGGCATACTTGTCGCTGTGAAGCATCCGCCGTTGATCGACCATGACGCCGACATGGCTGTCGTAACGACCGCGCCGGAACACCGCGACATCAAGCGCTGTTGCCCTGTCCCTCAAGCTCCACGTGCCCGCGGCGACCTCGTCGCGAACCAGCGCCGCGATCTCGGCCAACTCCTCCGGTGACACCTCGTCATAGGAGGGAAGGACAATGCCTCTTTCCGTTGCCAGCACCAGACGAACAAGCCCCCAGCAGTCGCAACCGTCCGCCCCGCGCCCATGGTCGAGATAGGGCGTTCCCACATAGCGGGCTGACCAATCCAGCGTCACGGATGCAGCCCCGGGAAACGTTCCTTCGTTGTCCGGTCGGCCGGGCAAGGCTCTTCGAGTACGTGGCGGCGGTTGAACGAAAGAGATATCGCGCCGCCATCGCCTTCAGCCCCCGACATGAGGTGTCCGAGAAACTGCCGCTCGATGAAATCCGGGCTGGACCGCATGACCGTGCACATGTCCACCACCGCCGGTTCGATCGTTGACGTCAAGATGTTCGCGATCTCACTGTCGAGAACGTCGATGATGAGAGCGCCCTGCATGGCCGCGTCGGTAACATCGTCGGGCAGGTCAAAACCGATTCCGATGAACAGGAACGTGTTTTCCTCCCCTTCTTCGGCTAGCCAGGGCGACACCGTTCCGCGCATATAGGGCTCATAGGAAACCACCGAGTTCGGGTCCGACGAAATCAGGATGTCCTCGACGAGGTCGGGATGCCGGATGCGGATCAGCACTACCTCGTAATCATCGGAGCCGACGGCGTCCTGAGCCTTGCTTGCGGCAGGCGACAGCGGATATTTCACGACGGCAACCGTGCAAGGCGAAACGTGACACGATACGCCTCGACGTCGATCTGGCTGCGCGCCGGCAGACCCTGATCAGCAAACATCACCAGCATGGTCTCGGTATAGAGTAGCGGCTGATCGTTCTCGTCGAGAAGCACGTCCAGGTTCTCATCAAGCATCGCGAAACCGTCGATCAGCGGCGCCGGGATCGTGAACGGCAAGGCGCCCTTCTTCGTCGTCTCTTCATAGAACTTGTCGAAGACACCGAGTTGCCAGCGCTCCAGTTGGGTCGAAAAAGGCACGACATCAGACACGGCCGCGAACCGAAGGCTTGGCACCGCCGGCCCGGCGTCGGGACGAAAGAAAGAGCGCCCCTCGCCGGATTGATCGGCGAAGTCCGCGCGGAGCGGCGGCGGCAGCTCGGAAGGATAGGCGGGTATCGTCATCGGCGCACCCTCGGCTGCCGGGCGCCCATGCTCTTCAACTGCTTGTTCAGTGGTGAGCCGGGACGACGCGCTTCATTCGCGGCCATCTTCGAGAAGGTCACATTGACCTTTTCGTTGCCCTCATCGTCTTCCTCTTCCTGCACCTCGGGATAGTAGCCGGGCGGTGCATTGATGATGTTGATCTGGCGGTTGACGGTTTGGCGGATGCTGCCGCCACCTGTCGCGACGGGACGAGAAATCGGGGCAATGCCACCGCGCCGGATAGCGTCAGCCGCTGCAACGCCGCCTACTCTCGCGATGTCGGCTTGGCTCCACACCACTTCCCCGCGATGGACGATGCCGGCAGGATCGTTTTTCCCGCCGTAGCCTGTAAACCCGCCATCGGACCAGAGCCCGATACCGCCACCGGCAGCAAAGGTTGCCTGCGCACCGTTCGGGACGAAAGGTCCACTCAACAGGCTTCCCAACCATCCGAACAGACCGCCACCGCCGCCCCCGCCGCCCTGTGGAGCGGCAGGGAACTGAGACAGAGCACTACCGATCTGGTTGAGGCCGCCGCCGAAGGTGCCCAGGCCTTGGTTCGCGGAGAGCGCAGAAGTCGTGACCCGATCCAGCGCGCTATTGAACTTGTTGACATATGCGGTTCCGGTCGTGCCAAGGATGTCGGCGGAGCCTCCACCCTTGCCAACCGAACCGGGGCCACCAAACCAAGCCTGCGCCGCACCTGATGGACCGTATTTATCGACGTAGCCACCGAAACGATGATTGAAGATCGCGTCTTGCGCGCCCCGATCCGACAGGAATTGGTTTGCAGTGAGCCGCCGACCAAGAGCTGCTTCCGACCACGGGCCGACGTTGTTGCCCATGACCTGATATGCACCATAGGCGCGGTCCCCGTTGCGGGTGATCGGTCCAAGCGCATCGTATCGTCCGCCACTCTCGATTGACTGAATTGCGCGGGCGTAGGCGGAGATGTTGCCACCAGCCGGTCGCATGATCGCCTGAAACGGATCATTGCTGTTGGCAGGCGCGAACATCCGGGAGACGTTCGCCGGATCAGCGATGCCGCCGCCATTGACCACAACAGAGCCAGCCGTGACGGACATTGCGCCGACCGCCTTGCCCGCCGCGTCGGCGCCGGGGAACTTGCCGCCAGTAAGCGCCGAGAATATGCCGCCAAGACCGCCAACACTTTGCATGGTCGGAAGGTTGTCGCCATACAGGGCGTTCTTGAGCGGGTTCGCCACGGCAAGGTTGAGCATCTCCTTGTTGATGTCCGTGAAGATGTTCTTGACGATATCCCAACCGTTTTCAAAGCCGTTTGACATACCGTCTACGATGTCGTCTATCGCCGACCGGCCGACATCGCGGATGTCTTCCCAGGCTGCTTTGTTCTCCCGAAGAATCTCCAACGAACGAAGCATGGCGGCATCCTGGCTGGCCAGATCGACCGGCAAGCCGGAGCCGCGCAACTGTGATGCGATTCCAGCCTCCTGGTTCGTCCGGAAAAGCTGTTCACGCTCAAACCGTGCGTCTTGCTGGAGGCGAGCGCGGGAAAGCTCCTCGGTGAGCCTGCCAACTTGAGAGGCCGCGCCGCGAATTCGCGCCACTTCATCCGGATCGACAATCCCGCCGTTCTGGCGCGCTTCGTCCTTCAACTGGTTGAGCAGTTCATATTCGCGCCGAAGAGTTGCGGCCTCGCCGGCGGTCTTGCCTACAAGCTGGATTTCAAGCTGCTGGTCAGTGACGATCCTCGAAAGGCGGACCGACCGCGCCTCGCGGGCATCGGCAAGTGTCTTTTCAGCTTGCGCCAGTGCAAGAGTCCCCTCTTGCTGAATACGAAGGCGGCGGGCAGCAGCTGTTTCATTGTCGTTGTATTGCGCAGCGGCGGCTTGGCGGGCAGCATCTGCCTTCTGTTGCGGTGAACGTGCATTGAGAGATGCGATCTGCGCGTCAAGTGCGGCTTGGCTGCGTTCTTGAGCAATACGTTCACGGGCTTCAAACAGGGAGAGATTCCCCGCATCTGCCGAGTTTGTCGTTCCGCGAGACAGAAGTCTTCCGTTCGGCCCCCGGTCATCGAACAGGCGGCGACGATCCATCTCAACGTCGCGAAGGGCTTCCGCAAGGTCGCGGAATGGCTTGAGCGCGGCGATAGCATCATCCGCCATCTCGCGAATGCCCGAATTATTGGACGTGCGGCGGATATCCTGCAAGCGTCCGATCAAACCGAGAATATCCGGCTTCCCAGCGACGGTTGCCTTATGGAGCGCGTCGAAATCCAGTTGCAGAACTTTGAAGAAACTAGATTCTCGGAACTGCCGCCCGTTCAGTCCAGTTGCATCTCTGTTGAGATTGATGGCTGACGAAATACCAGCCCCGACATCCCCACTCTCGACGTTCTCGCGGAGCCGTTTCGTCAACGCGGTGATGCTGTTATCCAGCCCCAACGTGACAGTGTCAGTGCTTGAACGACCGTACCGGCTTCGCTGCTCGGCCGCGTCACCCCAAAGAGCGCCCACGCTGCGAATGCTTTCCTGGTGTTCCTTTAGCAGATCCTCAGTCGTCTTGGTTTCTCTCTTATTAAGGGCATAATAAGCCAGCGCAGCGCTACCAGCGACACCGAACGCGATGCCGACAGGACCTATCGCAGCTAGAGCACCGGTCGCGAGAGTAGCAATGTCACTTGCCGCCGCCCTTAACCCGCCTTGTCCGACGTAGTTTTGAGCAATCTGCGGCAGTTGCTGCGCAGCGATCATGCCCACAGGCATCCCGCCGGCAAAGCCCTGGCCGATATCGAATCCTTGATAAATAAGGTTCTGACGGCGGGACTGGCCGCTATTATCGTTCGCCCCGCCTTGACCCGGAACCGAAGCGTCAAACCGCGCTCGCGCCAGAGCCTGCGCCTGCGCCAGCTCCTTCGCGCTCAGACCGGCCCTTTCAGCCAGCAGGCTGTACTGCTCAAGCTCGGCGTTCAGTCGGTCCTGGGCGGCTTGCGTCGGATTGATCTCCGCCCGCAACGAAGCAACCTTGGCAGCGAGGTCATCGGCTTCGCGTGCAGCCTCCTCGAACGCGGAAGCCGATGCACGGGCCGAGATCGCCTGTTGACCGATACCAAACCGGCCGTTCAGGTCTTGGGCAAAGTTGGCGCCGCTCTGCTGCGAGCGCAGCATGGAAATTTCCTCAGCGCGGCGGGCTGCGGCTTCCATTTCACGGAACTGTTCCTCGAATACGGAAGCCGATGCGCGGGCATCGCCAGTCTGTGGAGCGACGATACCCAACTGGCTGTTGAATGCCGTTTGAGTACGATCCGCCACCTGCGACTGCCGCGCTGCTGCGGCGAGCTGGGCATATTCCGCAGCCTGACGTTTCGCAGCAGCGGCGACCGCATCGTGAGCAAGCCGCACGCCGTCCAGTTCGGCGATCTGCCGCGTCCGAATCCGCGACAATTCAGCGGTCGCCTGTTCTTCGGTAGCCACGCCCGTCAACACGGCGCGATTGATGACATCGAGCGAGCGCGTCATCTCCCGCTCGAGGCGGATTTGCGCTGTTACAACTGGATCACCTTTGGCACGAAGATTGTCGAAGGCATCAGCAACGCGGTCAATGGATTGGGGGAGCTTGGACGAAAATATCTGCTGCTGACGTTCGAACGACGCAGTAGCCTTCGCAGTTGCGGCTGCCGCACGATCGCCGAGATGCTCATATGCTATCTCGGCACGACGCATCCCGGCCTCAACGCCAGAAGCATCGATCACCAATTCGGTGATTTTTTGCACTCTCTCGGCCATCTCTTACCTTTTGCGGGATCGTGCGCTATCGTCCCTTCGTTGCTGGAGGTCCAAATGCGCGTCGTTCTTTCGATTGTATTTTCACTGCTGACTGCCGCATCGTCGTACGGGCAGACCGTGACCGATGGGTCAGCCGGCGCTATTTCGGCTGTCGAGCTGCAGAGCCTCTACAAAGTGCTCCCCGACTTTCTGAAGGACCCAGAGTCTGCGAGGCTCACGAAGTTGCATAAAGATCCGGATAACCAGGATTATGTCTGAGGCTTCGTGAATGCCAAGAACGAGATGGGCGGCTACACGGGGACGCAGCCATTTCGCTTCGGACTGAAAAGCGAGATGTTCATTACCGGTATGAATAGCCCCTGTTGAGGCTACTTTGCCGCCAAGAAAGCATTGTCGAGGTCTTCAAGAACCTCTATCTGCCAAGGGTCGAGCTTCATTCCAGTGTTCCGGCAGAATGCATCGATATCAGGCCACTCAATCGGTGCGCTGGCACCATTCTGTAGCGGCGATTTCCGACGTCTGATGCGATTATACGCACTCCAGAGGAACCCCAAGTCTTTCGGGAACTCAGGTAACGCGAGTTCGGCCTCGTACTCCGCAATCTTTTCCGACTTTCTCGCCCGCTTCAAAAGCCCTTTGATCCGCTCTCGATGGCTAACACCGTCTTCCCCTACCACCGAGAGCGAAAATGCGCGCTCCGCAAAAGAGATCAGGTCTTTCCGAAGCGCTGCGTAAAACGGGTCTCGTCATTCAGCGCCGTGGTGAGCTGGGCGTAATAGCCGCTCATTTCTGGCCTGATGAAAAGCTCGGTGGCATTCTCGTCGGTGAATTCATAGACCTTGCCGTCGATGGAGATGGGTGTCCATTCCAGGACGCGTGCAACCGCCCATTGAACATTGTCTCGGCGCGCAGTGTCAGCGCTCTTTTCTTCGGGGATAAACGGGCGACCATTGATCGTCGCCGCTTCAATGAGGCGGGACCGCTCAAGATTGCGGTTGGCTGATTGCTCGGCATACGCCTTTGCCTTGGGGTGAGACGACGGGCAAAGGGTGAGGCTCCAACCGATCTTCCGGTCGCCGGAAACCATTTCGAGCACATAGTTCTGTGTAGGCAAGAAGCCGGTGATATCGATCGGGCCGGCGGATTTCGCTTCAGTCGTCATGTTCTGATCCTTTGTCGGAAGGGGCGGAGGCGACAGGTCCGACTACCCGCCGCCTCCTTGCTGCATGCAACGTCTTTCGGCTGTCGGGGCCGATCTCGTCAGTTTTTGACTGCTGCCTTTTCGACAACCTTGTCTGCGGCCTTCTGGGCAGCCAGTGCCGCCTTGTCAGCGACTTCGACCGGTACCTCATCGGAGGCGTTGACCTGTACGGTTGTCGATACTTTGCCGGTCTCGCTGACCGAGAGCGAAAGCAGCGCATCCATGGTCAGCGGCCACGTCACCGCCAGGCCGGCGGTCTTGGCCTCGACCAGTGCCTCATGAAAATTCTGGGCAGCGTCTCGCACTGCCTTTTCGGGATTGCTCATGCCAGTTCCTTTCAGGGTTAGGCCGCGTTGCTGACCTGGATGGTAACAGTCGTCGGGTCGAAGGCGCCGCCGCGGTTATCCTTGCCGACGAGATCAGCGGGAATGCCGAGCGTCACAGTGCGGGCACCGCCGGACTTCTGCAGGGCAGATTTGGCGACAGAGCCGAGTGTGAAGTTCGGGACTACGAGCGAGAAGAAGTCGGTCGGCGACGTTTCGTTCTCGGACGCCAGAAGATGCAAGGAAAGCTGCGTCTCTGCGTCGAAATCAGCCAGCGCCTGCAAGTCCTTCAACAGGAGCGTCAGGTTCATCGAGACCTGCTGCGTCCCCATGAACACATCCGGCGAAATGCCGGTCGGGTTGACCACTGTCGGTGCGGTCGGCTGCAGGTCCAGCGTGAAGTCGAACGCCGTCAGGTCGAGCACGTCGCTCGATCCTAGCCGGATAACAGCCTCGGATGCCGCAAGCGAAAGCTCGGTCGGGTCGGTCGGGCTGGTGAAATGCGGTGCGGAAACGCCGTTGACCACATCCATTTCGCCCGTTCCGGTCCAACTGTATTCCGCATCGAGCATGCCATCGGCATTCAGCCGGATCATGCCCCGGCCCCAACGGCAGTCCGGGTAGACCTCGGAAGCGTCGAGATCGTAGAGATGCTCCTCGATCGTGAAATAGGTCTTCGACATCGACCCAACGTTGCCGTTGGTCAGCACCCGGCCGACGCGCACGATGCTGAAGGCGGTATCCGCCGATGCGTTCACCACCAGCGTTTCGGAGACAGTGATGGTGGTCGCCGTCAGGCCGGTAATTCGCAGATTCTTGCCGTTGTTGGCCGCATCCGGAAGACCTGTGGCACGAATGACTTGGCCGACGCGCAGGCCTTCGGTGATCCAGCTGCCGGCGGCGGCAACGATCGTGTTCGCGCCCGTGGTGACGCTGGTCATCGCCGATTGCGTGATGGTCAGGTTTGCCGCCGACCAGGTGCCGCGCATCAGAGCTTCCCAGACGGCATCCGCGCGGCCCATGCCGATTTCGCTCGAATATGTGCCGCTCGTCCGGCGCGAACCGTGACGGCCGCGAAGCTGCTGCCCATCGCCGCGAACCAGCGCAGACTGCACCGCTGCCTTCGATAGCTGGCCACCAGCGCCGCCCGAGGTCGGCAGGATCTGGGCGCCCGAGCCGCTGGCCTGTGAACCCTTGGCCGATTGCGCCTTGAAGGCGACGTAGCCATTCCAATTTTCTGCGTACGCCATGCGTCGCTCCTTCAGGATGTCCGCATCAAGGCGGGTTGATGATGGTGGTGATTAGCCGCGGTGCCAGTAGACGAAAGCGCAGGTCATGGTCGTGCCGAACCAAGCCCCATCGTCAGACCCGCTGTTGCCGCCTTCCGGGTACGGATCTTCGGTGCGGACACAGCAGCCGGGCGTGTCGTCATAGAATTTCTTGCGCCGGAAGATTTCGCCGATATCCACGGCGATCTGCTTTCCGACTTCGGGACCGGTTCCGATCGGGGTAAAGACATGCACCTGGATGAGCCCGTCATACCGATAGACATGATTGCCCGGCCGGCCTTGCCCGACGATCTCGCTGTTGAAGCATTCGATCTCAAGGTTGACCCACGGCAACAGGATGCCGTCTCCATCCGCCGGCGGCCACGGATCGGCCGGCGTCTCGTTCTGATAGGTGATCCGGTGTGCCGTCCAGTTGGCTACGAGCCGTGCCTTGATTGCCAGTTCGGCACCCGCATAATCAGCCATCACAGTTCCCTGATAACCAGGCACGGATACCGGACATCCGATCGATTATGTGCCGTCTTGCCATGGCGCTTTCCGATCGCGCTTTCGATAACACCGGAGGCGGCACGTGCAACGCCGTCGTGGCCGAGCCACCATGATTTCCCGGTCGACGCCGCCTCTGCCTGGTTCACTGCCTGTCCGCCGATGACAGCCCGGAATGTGAACTCGACCTTGACCATGTTGCCGAACCGGCCCATGACGATCCGGCGCGCCTGCTGATAGACCTTGGACGTGCCAGAGACCCGCATCTTCATTGCGCCAACTTCGATCTTCCGCGCATAGGGGAGCGTGTTGGTGATCATCACGTCATCGCCTGACTGATAGCCCGAAAGATCCGCCACGGGATGCCCGTTCAGGTAAAGCCGGTGCGCGTTCTTGTACGCTCCAGAAAGTTCCGGCGACTTGTCGATCAGCGTGGCGATAGCGAAATCCACGACCTCCTGAATGCGGCTGTACTGATAGACAATCCGCCCATCGTGCTTGACCGCCTCTTCCGGCGCCCCGATTTGGCCATCGACGATCCGGACGAAAGACGATGGCGGCGGCGGGTCGCTCATGACCTCGCTGTGCGCCCGCTTCGCAATCCGCACGATGAACTTTTGCGTCTCTTCCACAGTTTCCTGCTTCAGGACGCGGACCAGTTCCGACATCGAGCCGTAGCGCGCCATCAGCCTTTGATCACCATGTTGATGCGCACGACGATGTCGTTGAGACGAATGATTTCCGGCATGCCGATTATACCGCCTTGCCCGTCCGCATGCTTAACGATCGTGTTGGCACCGGGAAGGCCGAATGCGTCCAGACCAGTCGGAGACAGCGTCACTTTCTTGGCGGTCTGCGTGATGGTGCCGACGATATCCTCAGCCTTCACGCCCCGCACAAAGGCCTTGACCGTCGCCTGCCCCGTTGTCGTGTTGCCCTTGCGGAGTGTGACCGCCTGCCCGTGTTTTGCGAGCTGCCGGTCGAGCGCTCCGATTGCCTGTGCTGGGGTCATGCGTAGACCCTCAGACCTTGAAGTAGGCTTTCACAGGCCCGGCGTATAACATTCTCCGCTTGGTCACTGACGGTATATTGAGTGGTGCCAACGCCCTCGACTTCTTCCGAACGGAGAAACAGATTTTCGGACCCGACTGCCCGCAGCTGCTGAACCATAAGGATTACAGCCTGTTTTGCCTCCTCCGGCACGTCATCGGCTTCGTATCCCGCCTCATATCGGATCCTGATCGGCTCCGGCTGACCGGAGAGATATGGCGCGGAGAACGATGGCCGAAACCAGATGCCGAAGTCCGTCTTCAGATAATCCGTGTCCGGCACAGTCTGCTCTACGTCGGAGCTGTCGATGTACTTTACGCTGGTGATAGAAATCAGAGGCGGATATGGCAGCCGGATGTAATCCCCGCACCGCTCCCAGGTCTCAAGAGACAGTTCCAGCGTCTGCTTGCCCAGCGCGCGCCCGAGCCATCCCGTGGGTCCATCGATGCTGCGCTGGACCGCAAGAATTTGTGCAGCAACGACAGGATCGGTGGGTCCAGGGCTACCGGCAATTTTGTCCGGGGCTACGATAGGCGCCGGGCCTGAGATGCGGCGGACTGCCATCGATCAGTCTTCGACCGTTGCGACCGTCGCGGTCGTACCAGTCGCCATGACGCGCCGAACTTCGAATGGTGGGATAAACCCCGCGCTGACGCCGACGAAAGCGATCGGTGATCCGTCTGCGTTGTTGGTCGGGATCACGGCGATGTTGCCTGAGGTCAGACAGACAACACACTTCACGGGCGCGTCAGCAACATCAGTCGAATTGTTCGGCGTGATGACGCGGCCGAGAGTGCCAAATGACGATCGGCTTTTGACCGACGAACGTTCCTTGAGCGCCATGCCGGCCTCCTTACGTGTTCGTCAGCGCTGCGCTGATGATGACCTTGCCGCTGGGCAGGATCACACCGAGATAGGCGGCTTCCGTGCCGGTGTCGGTCCATGTCAGGTCGATGTCACCGTCCGCTTCGGAAACAGCGCGGAAAAGCTTCTTGGCGACGATCGTCAGCAGAGCGCCATCCGTGCCGACAGCGATGCCAGTGGAGCCGCCGGTTGCAACGAAAGCATCACCGTTTGCATCAGCGAAGACGGCGATCTCGACCGAGGCGCGAACAGCAAGGTCATTCCCCTGCCCGTCCTTGAGCTGGATCGCGATGGCGCGGACATTGGTGTTTTCGGCGCCGACTGTGATTGATGCGCCGGCCACGCCACCGCCGAGATCGACGATGTCATTCGGCCCTGTGATGAGCGTGTTGGGGTTGGGACGACGAATGCTCATCACTTCTCTCCTTTGGTCGGCTTGGAAGCAGCTTTGTTGTCAGGCTCGGCGGCGGCTTTGTTCTCTGGCTCGGCGGCGGCCTTCTTGACGGCTTTCGGCTCGCCTTCCACGGCCGCGAGCCCGCGCTTGACGAACTCCTTGCCGCGTTCCTCGCTCTCTACTTCAAAGACCTGGCCGGCATGAACCTGCTTGGTCTCGGACGAATAGAAGCTATCGAGTGCTTTCAGTTTCATGATGTTTCTCCTTCGGCTCATGAAAGCGGCGGCGAGTGAGGCCGCCGCTTGTGATCAACCGAACGATCACGGAACGTTGCCGAGATCGCCCTTGATGAAGGCCTCGGGGCGATAGACAGCGAGCGCCAGGCGCTCTTCTGCACGGATGGTCACGAGGTTCTTGGTGAAGTTGTCAGCATCCTCGGTCGAGATATCGACGTGGGCATCTTCGCGGTCGAAGATCTGAGCCGCCATGTTGAAGGCGCCGACGAGGAACTTGTCCACGGTCATTGCCTGCGTTTCGACGACCGGCAGACGCCAGAGAAGCGGCTGCGCACCGCTGCCGGGGCCACCAAGGATATAGCGACCTTCGCCGTCCTTGGTCATTTCGATACGAGCCCAATCATGCATGCTGAGCACGATGCCAGACGCCGGGTATTCAGCGAGCGCCGCCTGCAAGAGAGCCAGACGGATTGTGTCGATCATGGTCTGGTCGGCCGGGGTGAACGGCGCCGAGAAGGCCGTGGCCTGGGTATAGATGCCGTTCAAGTCGGTACCGGTGCCGCCGCCCATCAGAAGCTGAGCTTCTTCGACGAAGTCGAGACCGTAGCGCAGGCGTCCATCAACGTAGCTCTGGAGCTGCGGGACGTCGTCGAGAATCTGTACGGTTGCCTTGACGAAGTGAGCGATCGTGGTCACCGGTGCGGTCACGAGATCGAACTTGATTTCGGACTGAGGCTTGGAAGCACCAGAGGTCTCGGAAACCGTTGCGGCGTTGTTGGTGAAGCCGGTTTCCTTGACGTACTGGATCGCGTTGGACGACGTGCGGCCGGGCATCAGCAGATCGCGGATGGTCATGCGACGGTTAGGCGACGCGACGATACCCGGCTGGCGCTGCGGCACGATGAGGTCGCCGGCAGAGCCGTTGGCATCCGTGGTGAGCGACGAGATGATCGCCTTGACGGAGACACGGGCACGGCCGCGCTTGGACGCCAGGAGTGCCTTCACCTCTTCGTTGTCGGTGACCTGCTCGCCGATCGACTTGCGACGGTTGCCGCCGTCATCGTCGCCGCCACGACGGGCCAGCTTCTGCTCGGCTTCTGTCATGCGGGCGCCGATCTCGTTGAGCTTTACAAGCGCTTCGTCGGCCTTTTGCTTCGATTCCTGCGAAAGCTGTTCGCCGGCCTTGACCTTCTTGTCGGCCTCTTCGGCGAAGCGCTTGACCTCGTCGGTCGCCAGCTTGAGGCCCGCCGCCAGTGCCTTGATATCGACTTCCTCGCTGCCGCCGGCATCCTTACGGCCGCGCTCGAACGAATTGTCATGCGTCAACATCGCCGCGAGAGCGCAGCTTGAAATGAGGGTTTTCATTGGAGTTGTTCCTTTAGAACGAAGGGAGTTTGAACTTGCCAAGGTGCTCCATGAGACCTTTGGCAGCTTCGATGTCGCCTTTGCCCTCGGACTCACTCCGATCGAGCAGGTGCTTCAAGCCGCGATTGGCGATCACCGCAGCTTGGGTCTTCGAGAACCCTGCCTCACGCAGGACGTCCTCAAATTCAGAAAGGGTGGGAAGTCCGCCGTGGGCGAGCTTCATCTTGACCGCATCGACCCGCGCGTCTTCGTTCGCGGGGAATGTCACGAGGCTGATTTCCACGAGGTCGAGCCGGCTCAGCGTACGGATGCCGGTTTTCTCGTCGTAAGACGATTCACGGACCCAATATCCGATGGAAAGGCCAGAAACAGCGCCTGCCTTCATGAGTGCGTGCGCTTCCTTGGCCTGGGAGACGTCGCCGATCAACAGTTTTCCTTCACCGAAAAGGCCCCGGTCGTCCTCGATCAGGCTTTCCCAGATCCCGATCGGCGATCCTGACCTGTGCTGCCAAAGAACAGGCACCGGACGGCCCTTTTCCTTCAATTCAGCAAGGCTTTCGGCGAAGGCGCTAGGCGCGACGACTTCCTTGTAACTGTCCACGACGCCGAAGACCGAGCCGTAACCGGAAAACTTGCCGTCTTCCTCGACGGCCTTCACCTTCAGGTGGAAATCGCGGACCTTCATGGAACCGTGCTTGTGTTTCATTGCTCTGTCTCCAGTGGCGGGCCACCGTTGTGACCGATGCGGGCTTTGACTGCCTGATCAACCAATTGATCGATGCCGAGCCAGGCCATCAGTGAATTTCGCGCTCCAGCCTCATTGCCGGCGGCAATCGCCCCCAGCTGATCAAGCGGAACGAGGTTTGATTGAACCGTGAGGACGTTTCCGCCTTCCATCGGCGGCCGGTTTTCCATGGCGCGGATTTCATTGCGCGTCAGAATGCCGTTTTGCGACTGCGAATTCTGGATTGCGGCGCGGCCGGCGCTGTCCGCGCGCAGGAGCCCCTCGAGAACGAACTCGGCATATATCGTTCCGCGCTCGGCCGGCGCGATCAGTTGCTTTTTCACCGCCTGCTCGATGCGAGTGAGGTATGGGCGGAGCGAAAACGTCAGAAATCCGATCATCTGCTGCTCAAGTCCGGTGCCCCAGCTTGTTGTCTTCTCCGTATGGCCCACCATGAATGGCGGTACGCGGAACCAACGGCAGATAACCTCGACATTGAAGCCACGAGCCTGCAAAAGCTGGAGGTCTTCGGGCGGCATACCCTTGATTTCTTTCCAATCGAGGCCGTGTTCCAGAATACCCGCTCGGGCTGTCGCGCCCGGCCCCGTTATGGGGTCGATAAACGTCTCCCGAAGTTCCTTTTTCTGCTCGGGAGTGGCACCTTTGGGAACGACGAGGAAACCGCCCGGGCGCGTACCATTGCGCATGGCGCTGGACGCTGCCAGGTCGGTGTCAGATGACAGGCTGAGCGTCCGGCGAGCATACGCGATCGGCGAAAGACCCGTGTCACCACCAACGCCGAAGCCGCGAATGTGGAATATCTTGTTCTCGGAATAGGTTTTGCGCCCATCCTTGTCCTCGTACCGATAAACGCGAGCACCATTCCTGTCTCTGGATACCGTCATCAGGTCTGGGCGCAGAAAATTCAGCGCGATCAGTTCCTTGCTGCTGTTCGTTACCTTTTCAGAATAGAAATTGCCCCACAGGCACAGGCACGCGACCGCCGCTTCCCAGAATTCTGCAGCCGTCTGGTCAGCATTCGGGCTGTCGTGCAACAAAGCGTAAAGCGAATGTCTTGTGTCGGAGACACGGCCGCCGTTTTCGTCTTTCCGGTAGAGCCCGAGCGGCAAAGTGCCGATAGTTTCCGACAGTAGGCGCACGCACGACCATACAGTGTCGAGCTGCATCGCCGTGTCAGCCGTCATGTTCGGGCCGACCCGCTCCGGTTCGACAGTCGATAGCTTTGCCTTGTAGCCGGTTGACCTGAAAAACAGACTCCCGAACCAGCCATTCAAACCAAATACCGCCATCAGAACACCGCAGCATTCTTGATGAGTGCGTCGAAATCGACGGGCTTATCCCCAAATTCGTTCGTCGCGGCACCGACGCCCATCGCAATCGTCACCATGCCGTCAATCCTTCCTCGTGATCGCTTTTTGTCGAACGCTCGGTTTTTTTGTCCGTCCGTGTCGATTGCTGCATTCGCCGCGCACGAATAGGTGACGGGCGATGCGTCGATGGTGATCGTCTTTGCCAGTATGCGATCTTCAAGCCGCTCGATCGATCGCGGCATCGTCAATTGCTTGTCTTCGAACACCACACGGGTGCCCTGCGCATGGCTGACGAGCTTCAATCCAACGCCCGTTGGCTTGTCCGGCCCGGCATATTTCCACACCGGGAATCCAATCTGCTCGCAAGCTGCGATGAAATCGGCCATGCCGGCCACGTCAAAGGCCATGAACTCGACCTCGTGCTCGGCACAGATGCGCTGCACTTCAGCCGCGACGAACGTTTTGTCGATAACTGCGCCGGGCATTGCCGTCAGGGTTACATTCGGATCGGCCGCCCATTGCTCATATGGCGCGTTGTCGGCGAGCCCGCGTTCCTTGATGCGGTCCTGCGTCGTCCAATACCAGGTCTTGCAGTAGAGATGGCCAGTGGCCGCCTCCCACGTCGCCGTAAGAGCGGTCAGGTCATTTTTCTGCGAGAGGTCGAGAGAGAGCCAGCATTTGCAGCCCTTCCAATCTTCCGCATCGACCTTCCCCTGGACGTCGGACCATGCCTCTTCCGCGATCCAGAACTCGGTGGAGCCGATCGGGATGCCCATATACAGGCGCTTGACCGAGAACGACGTCGAGAGCAGCACCTTGGCGGTCGCCACCTCGCCGCGAATATTCTCGACGGGGAAAGTCACACCAAGCGCTGGCATCGCCTTTGGCCAGCAGCTCTCGTTGTCGAATACGTTGGCGCGGTCGGCCTTATCGACGCGGGCGATGAAAGCGAACGCCTCGTCGTCGATAATCTCGCCTTTGGCGACCTTCTGGTAAAACTCTGAATATTCCGTGCCGACAATCTGCGCTGACGCCGGCGTGTTGGTCCCGAGAAGCATCAGCGCGTCACCCGGCATTTTCGCCAAAGCTCGCTTCCATGTCTCGATCGAGGTGTTCGTCTTAAACTCGTGGATCTCGTCGGCCGCCACCATGATCGGGCGCGGTCCGTTGATCGCCTCACCGTTCGCCAGCGCCTGAAATTTACTGCCCGTCTCCGGAAACTCGATCTTCCAAGCGTTGTCACCGGTGCCGCGGATGATGACCTCACCCCGCGATTCCAACGTATCGGTCTCGAACTCGTCGGCGCCGGGAATATTGGCCTGGCACATTGCGACGGCATCCCGAAACAGCACGTTGGCCGTGTTCTTGTCCTGGCCGATCGAATAGACCTCGGCGCGCTTCACGCCGTAGAAGCCGCCCATGTACAGGCCCATCGCGGCCATCCACGGGCTCTTTGCCTGCCCCTTCCCTGTCTCGACCCAGCCGGACCGGAAACGCATCCGGCCACTATCTTTTCGCCAGCCGAACAGATTGCCCGTGCAGAACATATGCCAGGGCAAAAGATTGAACGGACGGCCTTCATGCGACCCCGCCGTGATGGAAAGCACCGCCGGCGAGAAGCCGATAGCGCGCCCGGCAATCTCCGGTCGCCAGTGCAGATCGCGCTTGCCGCCGTCCTTGATGTCTTTCAGGTGCCTTTCGGCCGCTGCAGCGTGATGCTCGCCCGCAACAATTTTTCCGGCCAAGACGTCGGCCGCATATTGACTAGTCGGGTCACCCGGATACTGGCTTGAGGTAGCCGTCCGCCGCGCGAGAGGTTTTCTTGCCACGCTGCACCTTCGTTACCTTGCCTCTCCGCGCCGGGGCGATCCCAAGCTCCGCCTCGATCACGCGGATCGCCTCATCGGCCTGCCGCATCACCGACCAGTGCGGGTTCCACTGGCCGACCTTAGCCCGCTTTCCCTTGAGGACCGGGCCGTGCTCGGCGACATGCTTAGACGATCTCTCATATTGAACTCGAAACTCGACAAGGCGCTTGATGGCATGGCCGTTCGATACGGCCAGGGTGTGGGCGTCTCGCAATTCGTTGAGAACGATCGACCACTGCTCGTGCGCTTCGAGAATATCGAACTCGTCGGCGTAGATCGAAGCCCAGTCTGGTTCAGGCGGGGAACCATCGCCCCCGAGGATTTCACCAAATGCCGTTGTCATCCCCTACGGGGATGGTCGACATCCCCCCTCCCTAAATTTGCTTCCAGTGCGAACGACTGCCCCGACCGGTCAGCCCCCAAGTCGATCCCAGACTTTCGCCCCACCCCCATGCCACCAGGGGAGAGATGCCCCAACGTTGACCGTGGATTGGGGTTCAAAGGCTGGGTCTCCGATCATTCGAACGTTCCACCTCGATATGCGGTGACGGTGCTCTATCTATCCGGTTTAACCGATAGGAACCGACATGGGCGACCGCATCATCTACCATTCGATCAAAGAAGGCGAAGGATGGGCGGTGATGTCTGATGGCGTCCTGCTATCGTCCCATCCAACGCAGGCTGGATCCGAAGCTCAGGTCCGAAGGGTGTGCACTACGAGCAGGCTGAAGGGTGTGCCGTGCAGTGCGCTGCTCCATAGGTCGGACGGAACCATCAAAGAAGAACGTCTTTATGGAGTCGTACGGTCGGCGGCAGCTTAAGATCTCTGGTTCCATGGATGCGCAGGATCAAGCGGGCGACCGTCTAAGCCCGTGCCGCTACGAACCTTGCCCCTTTCTTCCTGCTGGATCCTGATGTCGTGATGATCCGGACAGGCGACTTCCCAATTCGACCGATCCCAAAATAGTCTTTGATCGCCCTTGTGCGGTATGCGGTGGTTGACGACCAAGTGTATGCGCTGCAGGTTTGTCTGAGGTGATCCATCCATCCTGAGATTGCCGGCGTTGAGGATGCCGCGTTCCTTGCAGCGTTCGCAGAGTTGATTCCGAGGCTCAGAGAGGAAAGCTGCTCTTGCCTTCTGCCACTCCCAGTCATAGCCACGTGATGATGCCGATTCACGATGATCGGACGCCTTCACCGACGAGCGCCCATCCCGATGACACCTCGCCTCGCAACTTCCGCATAGGCTTCCGCCCTGATGCGCGGATTAATGTCCACAAAGATCTCTTGATGCCCTGAGACCTCTCCCTCACGCCAAACCACCTCGCCATTGAGGCGAAGGCGGTATCCTTCCGGGTAGCGGACGAGGACGATCTTGCCGCCATCCGGCGTTTCCTCCGAATACCTGGTGTAGGTGTCCGGCACTTCCGGGTCGAAGGCTTTCGTTTCAATAGTGCCAGCCATCGTACTCTCCTACCGCTTCGGCGGCTTGGCCGGCGCTCCCGATCCACCCGTTACGGGAAAGACGGAACCAGATCGGCCGTTGAGGTTACGCCACGACTCATCAAAGGCGTGCTTTCGTCCTCGCTCGACTGGCTGATGACGCCGATCTTCATGCCGGGCTCCAGAACAAACAACTTGGCACCATCGGCAAAGGCCGCCCATGCTTCCTGCAGTCTGGCGACCATATCCGACGACGCAGGAGCGGGCAGCGTCAAAACGAAACGGTCGCCCTGCTTGAGGTCTAGGCGCTGCATGTCGCCGAGGTAACGGATTTGGTGTTCCGACATGCGGTGTCCTTTTGGGCTGGGTATAAAGCTGGAGGACCTCGATAAATGAGTGACGTCGGGCATAACAAAGCCCGTCTCGGCGATGCGGACGGGCTGAACATTTTGTGTGCCTAAGACGCGCTTATGACCCGATGTTTTGGTCGCTTTGGCGCCTTGCCAGGATCGGTACTTCCTCGATGTTCGCCAGCATATGCCGCTTTATCAGGAAACGGCGCACATTTTCCCGGATTGCCGGCAATGGAAATATTCCTTGCGCTGCCATGCGGCATGCCTTCTCAAGCACCTCAAACGTCGTATCTCGCTCGTCTTCTGGCCAATCTTCAAGGAAGTCGAAGACGTCCTCGAGGCTTGCGAGTTCCTGAACATAGTGGCGCTTTTTCAGGAACAGTGGGGCGTCAAACAGATGGTCTGCCATCGTCATCTCCTTTCTCGAACGCGTTTGACGGGGCACGAGGTAGGAGCAAAATTCCAATAATTCAAGTTCCCCTTGCCAAGAACGAGCGACTGGACGCGAACCCGTTCTTCACGAACGATTGCCCGCCTTCCCGATCTCTATGCCGCCTGCGTGCCGCTGAGCACCGCTTGGAGATCGGATGCTCCAAGCGCCTCACGAAGCACCTTAGCATCTTCGTTCTCGACGACGTTGACCAGCAACTCAAATCCATGTCGAATTACTTGGAGCGACGCAGAAGGAGCGATTGCCAGCTCGATCACCTCCTCCAGGAGTTCCTTCAAATACTCGGCCGTCCCGCGCTCGGCCGCCGTCGCAGATTTACTCGCGATGATCAGTATGACCAGTCCGTACATTCGGCGGTAGCTCGTCGCGTCGCGCGCGTCCAGCAACCATTCGAGCCGGCAGATATTCATGCAGTCCCCCTTGCAGTGAAGCCGAAGAACGCATCAAAACCCCTAAAGTTCTAGGGGTATCGTCGTAATGCTCAATGAACAGTTAACCCGTCCGAGGCGGGTGGAACCAGTCGACGGCATGTTGGTTAGTGCCTCAGGAGGAATGTTCATGCGCAGAAATTCAAACAACCACGATTTCACGATCTACGTTTTGACGAACAGTGCGACGGCCTGTTTGATTCTTGCAGTGGTTTTGCTGAGCTAAAGCCACTTCGTCTTGTTGTAGAGCGACGGCCGCGTGGCAAAAGCCTTAGCATGTCGTCTCTCAAAGCGCGCGCGCTTCGTCATAACTCGTGTGGGAACCCGAAGCCGCTTAAACACTCGTCAGCTGTCCATCAGGAGGCGCAGATGAAAAAAAGCTCCATGCTTATAGTTGCAGTGATCGTTCTTATTGCCGGTGCCCTGGTCTATCAGTTCCTGCTCCACCCCAACCCATACACTGGAGAGTCGCCTGCTGAAGAGCAAGGTATAGTGAAGCAGAGCCCTTGACCCTTAGGGCATAGTCCTGCCCGCCGCAGCTGAAAAGGGCGACGGCTCTCCCATCGCAATTGCAATCAGTTGCCACCGGAACCTTCCGCGCGCCGCCGTGTTTGCATATGATCAAGCGACGTCCAGGCGGTTATCATGCGAGCCATTTTCAACATCTACGCCGGCAGGGCCATCATCGGCCTTATCGTTGTGTCGATCCTGAGCATCGGTGCTATCAAGTATTTCAACGGCGAGTTCGGCGGAGAAGTGCCTCTGGCTACACCAGCAGAGGCAGCGACAAAGTTGTAAGACTGAAAAAAGGATGCAACTTTCCCATCGCGCCGATTGCGATTGATCGGCATTGGGACCGGCAGCTGTCCAGCGCGAAGCTTGGAGGGCGCAAGGAATTCAGTCATCCCGATTGGGAAAATATACAGATTTGCGGAATTCATCAAGGGCTGCGTCGTCCTCTAGACCATCGATTGCGGAAATTATTCCCAAAACCCGCTTCCTTGCGGCTTTCGGTAGGTTCCCCATGCACTCGTTCGCATAGGTTCTCAGGGACACGGTCCGGCCGCGCCCCTTCGGCAAATGGCGCCCCAGATCGGCGTTCAGCTTCTGCCGGCGCTTGAACCGGGCCTCTTCGATGTTCTGCGCCTTTTGGAAGAGGAATGACTGATGACGATCGAACATCGTGATCATCAGGAAGCGAACATCCTCTTCTGAAATGACCATCGGCCGCTCTGCGAATGACACCACGTCAATCACACCCTCAATCTTGCGGATAGCCTCGAACCCGAGGGCCGGATTGCGCCGGATGAAGGCGTAGCCAACCAGGAAAGGGAGACGACGGGATCGAAGCTTTCCGCCTCGGTGAAGCCGCTTCTCCTGCCAGAATGCAGGCATGTATACATCAACGCCCTTCTCCCGCAGATTACGTTCCACGATGGTTTCCGCAACGCGGTATTCAGGCGCGTCATGGACCTTTGCGGCTACCTTCTGCGCGCCAGGCGCGACGCGGACAACGTACCATTGTTCGGCTCGCTCATCCGACAATGACAGTGATTGCCAATCCACGGTGACAGCGTAATGCGTCTGCACGGCGGTCGTTACGGTGGTGATCTCTTGCTCTTCCTGCACTGCAGCGAGGACACGCGCTTTATCGAAGCCAGCGGCGCGGACAGCGGCGGCGGATCGATCGAGGGTAAACCCCTGATCGATTATCTTCCAACCTGCCATGCTGTCAGGGATCACGACAGCAAATCCGGCTTGTGCGCCAATCGGCTTAACGGTCTTTTGCAAGTGCTGCATCAGGCGGTACCCTCTGGGCCATCTTCTTCCAGGAAATAAACTTCGCCATCCAACATGAACGGTGTGTTCCGAGGGATTTGACCAGGTCGACGAACAGTCATGGCGGGGAACGCTTCTTTGATCGGGCTGCCGGCGAAGTGCGGTCCCGTGGCCGGTTCGGTCTTCGGCTTCCTGCTCCCGAGTTGCACAACGTTGCTCATGCTCGCCTCCTTTGGCTTTCGCGAATGACGACAGCGCGTCGCTCCAGTGACATTTTCAACTGAGCGGGGCGCCAGTTCATGGGTGGTTTGTAGACCTGAGCGGGTGGATCGATCTGGAACCAGTCCCCGGTAGCGGTCAGGAAATATCGGCGGCTATCGGCGTCGAAGCTGCCGACCATGTCGCTAAACTGCAGCTCGCAGATCGTTCCATCGGCCTCGGCTTCTGACATCGGCCGCCATGGGTTGGCGCGGTCGTAAGCTTCGCGGGCTTTGCGTTCGGCAATCGTCACAGATTGTCACTCCCACGCGCCGCCTTTTCGGCCAAGTAAACGGCCGGATCGATCTGCTTGACCTCTGAAGCAGCGCCGAACGTTCCGAGCTTGTGATCCCGATATGATAGCTCGCCGGCCGGGTCGAACTTGCCGATCATCCCACGGCGAATCCAGCCGGGCGCCTTCTCGGCGTTAACCTTCATCTTCTGGTCGAGCTTGGCCAGATCGATAGCCTTCTGCTTGCGTTCCTTCCGGCGTGCCTTCTTCGATTTCTTCTGCGGCTTGCCCCATAACACCTTCTTGTTGCTCTTCGGATGTGCCGGCGGCTGGTTGCTGCTCGCGCTGTCCAGCCGATCGAGCGCCTTCCATGCAGCGGCGTTCGTGTCGAACGGACCATTTACCGTTTTGCCGAACTGGTCGGTGATATCGAAATGGAGATCGCCCTTGCGGGTGACGCTGAGGATCTGGGTCATGCTGCAATCCTCAGCGGGTGCAGTTCACGCGCCTTCGTCAGTGCTTCCATGAAGCTGCTAAAATCCACCCAGCCCTTTTCCCGCATGTGATCCGGCCACATGTCCCGGTGCAAGTCGGACGCGTAAATGTAGTACCACCCACCGTCCTCAGGAACCTGTTCCAAGACGAGGTTGGTCACCCGCCACTGCTTGTTGCTCCAAAGGACCACCTCGCCCTGGAGTAGATTACGATTGTCGTCGTCACGGCTCATATGTCTTCCCTCCCAAGGGGTTGGTAGCTGGCAGGAATTGCATGGAAGCGGCGCTCGGCACCGACAAATTCTAGGCGAACTGACCCAACATTCCCGCACATCGGCTGCCGCCTGATCTTCTGTGCGATGACGAAGGTGACGTTCTTTTCGTAGTCTCGATATACCACGATGCCGGCGTCGGCTTTGTTGCGCCAATGCGCGCTGCCGGCGAGATCGTAGAGCTGCGGGACCGGCTCCTTGCCGTCCACAGGGCTTCCGAGCTTGCGCGGATGGATAACCATCCAGACCGTGCAGTCGTGTAGCTTCCCGAACCGCTTGCACTTGGCTATCAGTTGCGAAACGAACTCGGTCTCGGTCAGGTTATCGGGTCTCGATGCCTCGATCTCGTTGTATGGGTCGAGGACGATATTTCTCACGCCGTACCGGATCACGGCGGCGCGCGCCCGCTCCAACAACCAGTCTATCGACGGCGTATGTTCGAGCGTGCCAAGCAGGTAAACCCTCTCTCGCAACCACATCATGGCGTTGGCGGCATCTTCGCGCGTCATGCGCATGCTCGGGCCATCGTAGAAAGGATTGCCAGCCCAGATTTCAGACAGGTCCGCGATCTGGTTGGCGTGGCCGGTCTCCGGTGAAAAGATCGCCCATTTTTCCTCTCGCAGGCGCGCCGACTGCACGATGACCTGCGACAGCCACCTCGACTTGCCGTGGTTCGGTATGCCTGTTACCGCAATGAACTGCCCGGGAATGTACTTGAAGGCTCGGTCCATTTCCGGCCATCCGGTGGATAACGGCTGCGGGCCCTTGCCGTCGTAAAGGTCCATAACCTCGGCGAAAAACTCGTCAATATCGTGTAGCCCTTCGATCGGCCAAGGCTCCGCACCGTCAACGGCCGCACGCAATGCGTCAGCGCCGAACTTCATCAGACACTCGTTGGCGTCCTTGCTGCCAGCTGGCATCTTCACACGATAGCAGCGATCACGTCCGATCCGCTTGGCGATTTCCTGTGCGAGGTTTTCGCCGGGCTCGTCCATGTCGCTTGCGATCAGGACACGCTTGACCTTCGTCAGCAAATCCCAATGCGTGCCGAATGGCTCGTACCGCTTGTCGCTTGTCTCTGGCCCCTTGGGGGCTCCATTAGGCAGGGACACGATGTGGTGATATCCTACCTCGTGCAGCGTGATGACGTCGATTTCGCCTTCGCAGATGATCAGATCCTCGCCGGCTCCGATTGTGTCTGCGTTGAAGAACACCGGCTCCGGGTCTTTTTCCTGGACAAAATTCTTATCAACCGTCCTGTACTTGACGTTCCGCAACTCCCCGTCCCACTCGTACGGGAAGGCGATGCAATCCTCTTCCTTCTCGGTCTGCGGAAACCAGTGGCGCGTTTTGTGGATGCCGAAGTTGACAACCGTCTCGGGGCTGATGCCGCGCTTCTCAAACCATGCCAGGAGCGTATCCGGGCGTTCACGCCGCGCTGGCCGGACGGGCTTGCGGTACACGCGACGTTCGCGCGCTGGACGATAACCCTCGCCCGCAGTAGCGCCAGCAAATCCACAGTGATGGCATTTCCAGAGCGCTCGACCATCGCCTTCAACGGTAACCGAGAGGCAGGGATCGTTCTTCTTGCGGCGGGAAGAACTGCAGCTTGGGCAAATGGTCTTGTGGCTGCCGGGGCTTTCGCTACGGAGGCGGATATTGTGTTCGGCAAGGGCGGCTCTGGTGTCGACCATGTCAACGACCTCCGAAAAGGAAATCGTTGGTCAGGTGACCGTCGGCACCGCGCCCGTTGCCGGTCGGCAACTTTTCGAGTTTATCCTTGTACCAATTCCGCCACGCGGCGCGCCAATCTATCTTCTTGCCGTTGGTGCTGGAAAGTGACCAATCCCGCATTCGAACTGACTCTGAAACTGCCTTGTCTCGCTTCAGACCAGCTTTTACCGCTTCATCGATCCAATCATCCGGGCACTGCCAATCCGGCGAAAGCCTTGAGGCGCGTTTTTTGGAAACACCTTTAGGTGTTTCTTTTATTATATTCTGAGCTTCTGAGTTTCGCTTTGCATCCGCTATGCAATCGCTATGCAGAGGCATATCTGGGCCATTGTTTTTTCTGCGTTTTTGCCACGACTGCCGAGACGCGATTGATAGCTGCTCCTGCATTTTTGCGCGTGACCTGAACGCATTTTCGCATCGTTCATTCCAATAGCCGCAGTTCAACTTGACGATTTTCCCATCAGGTATGAGCTGCGAAAGAACCTTTTCGAAGGTGCGAAGATCGGCGCCGCACATGCGGGAAAGCCTGTCGTGGGATTGGTCAAGCGCCCGACCACGCATGTACATTTCCATGAGTAGCATCGTGTAGATGCCGATCTCGTGAGCCTTCATCCCGCGAACACCGCCGACGAAGTCATCTTGGTACCACTGCACGTATGGCAGCACACAATGGGTGAAGTCTGGAACGTAATCAGGGTTCACTGTGACGCTCCTTCGTCATTCTGACATTCTTGACGGTCGCACCACTCATGTGCATCGCGAATACTTTTTGCTTCCGCGTCCCAGTCATAACCGGGACCGTACCATTCGAGCTTGTCTCCGAAGCGCAGCGCCCGGATCAGGAAATGCCGGCCAAGTTCTGTTTTTGGCAGCTTCACTACGTGACCGGCAAACCGAAGCATGATGGATGGTGGACGGGTTCGGTGTACCGGGAATATGACAACGCCGTCCCGACGTGTGATCGCGATCGTCATCCGAACACCCTCCGCAGCAGCCGCATTTCGCCGGCGAGGTAGATCGCGGCGCAGGCCTTGGACGGGTCGAGGCCGAAGCGCTCGGTCAGGTGCGGGACAATCGGGCGTGGCGGCGCCGGCGTGTCGGACAAATACTGTGCGGCCTCGACGACTTCCGGCGGATGCGGAAGCTCTCTCGCACGTGCATGCACGTGAGGGGCGGTCATGCAGACACCGCTGGACGGAATCCCACATCCGCCATCCATTTCATAAGATCGAGCGGCCTCTGCTGGTCGGCTGGCCAGTTTTCAGCGAACCACAGCATGACCTCGTCGAAGGTTCTTGCGGTGAAACTTTTCGACTTGTCTGCGATGCGGGTGAAAAACGTCGCGTCGTTCTTAACGCGGCGGGAAACTGTTGAGATTGCACAGCGTTCGACGCTCGCGAATTCGCTGGCTGTAGTGAGCAAGATTTTGCGGAGTTCGTTTTCCATCCGTTAAACATACTGATAAATCATTCGCCTGTAAACCGTTCGACTGAAAAATCAGTCTGGCTTTTTCAGAGATTGTGTCGGATAAATCAGCCATGGAAAACGAACTCGCTAATCGAATAAAAAATCGCCTCGAAGAAATCGGGAAAAGCGCCGCCGGAGCCTCGCTAGAGGCGGGCCTAGGGCGCTCTGCTATCACAGATATTCTCTCTGGGAATTCTGGAAGCCCCCGCCTCGCTACCCTTGAGAAGCTTGCTGTGGTGCTGGACTGCACGCTCGCGTTCCTAGTGGGAGCTACAGACGCACCGGATAAGCAGCCTGCAGCCGATGACATTCCAAGAATGGGGCCGGCGCGGGTTCCCATCGTCGGGTCTCTCCAAGTGGGCATTTATCAAGAAGACGAGGTCTTCCGTTCCGGGTTGAGCAAGGCACTTCTTCACACGTATGTGCGACCCAGTAGGAAGTACGCCAATTGGGACACCTCCGCATCGACGATGGGCGACGATTCGTTTTCAAGCTTCCATATCATCAAAGGCGATATTCTTACGTTCGCCCATCCCAAAGACCCCAAGGAAGCCATCCCACTTCGGAACGGTATGCTTGTAGGCGTAAAGCGCCGAGTGGCGCATGGCATATTTGAGATCAGTGTGAGGTATGTGTCCAACGATGGCCGCAGGATCAGCTTTTTGATCGGCAACGCCGACGAAAACGCCGTGAAATCTAGATCGATCACAATTGAACTAGCCGATGTCACAGATGAAGGCATCGACGGGGATCCGAACCGTTATCACATCCACGACGGGCAAGTGCGCGTTTTCGGCGTCCTCATCAGGGTGGAACGGGAAATTTCAGATGGCGAATGATATTTCAGTCGTGAAGATTGACGGCTGAAAAATCATTCGTTATGTTTACTCCATCTTAACCGATGGAGCCGACATGAACATCGCCGTCACCCCGCCCCACACGGTCGCGCAAGCGATCGAGGCGCACCGCCAGGCAATCGATATCGACGAATCTTCGTTCTTCAATGGAGGCTGGCCAAAATCCGTGGCCTTGGCCGACAGAACCGGCGCCGCCGAGATTGTCGCCTACCTCGCCATGATCTCGGCACCGTGCGCCACGGTCGAGGATGTACAGCTCAAGCTCCATTACATCCTGAACGGATCAGTCGGCGAGCGGATGAAGCTGGTCGAGTGCCTTGATTACGATGAGTACGGCGGGGTGGCTACTCTTCAGGCGTTTCTTCATTCTCTTTTGCTGGCTGCTGCGGCGCCGGAGGCTCAGACACCATGATCCGAGCGCCATTAGAGTTTAACACGACCTGCGGGCGACGATCGTCATCCTCCAAAAGCTCCACGAACATGCCCGGGTTGTTCTTGTCGAGATACGCGTTCGCCGCGCCGACAGTCGCCCTTCGGCCCGCGCTGGACGTCGCTCGCAGGATTGGGATCATCCAATCAGTCATGAACGCCCCGACGTCAAACGCGACTTCCGGATATTTCACTTCAAGCGTGGCAACAATTTCCGCATTCATAGAGCGGTTGTTTTCCTCGGCCACGACTTTGATGCGATCCCGCAACCCTGATGGGAGGCGCAGCACAAACTTGTCGAGGTCTTTTGCAAGAGAGACAGCCATAAGTGATACCATAATGCCATGTCCACAGAAAATAAATGATGGCACTATGCCAGCTACTTGCGGACGTGATGGCATCATGCCATTCTCTTCCTAACAAAGGATTAATAGATGCGGTCCGATCGTATCCAGAGCCAAAAGATAAAGACCACGTTCCGGCTGCCCGATGACGTGAGGCTCTTCCTCGACCAGCAGGCAGAGCAAAATGGCAGCTCGCAGAACAGCGAAATCATTCGTGCCGTGCGGGAAAGAATGATCAAATTTCAAAGCGTTGGAAGGAATGACAACGAAATTTCCTGCGCATCTGAAAAAGCAGGGTTAGCCTAAGATGAAAACGGCCACCGAATCGGGTGCCAGCCCGCCTCGATAGCCGTTCTCGAAATGACTGCCGCGTTCGTAGCGCGGAAATCGGAATGCCAGTTTCAACAATGAGGATGCCGAAATGGACAGCCAGTCCAGTAGCACACTTATGCCTACGGTTTCAATCGGTGGGGTCGATGTTAAGCGCATCACCTATCGCGGCGAGCCGATCGTCACGATGTCTCAGGTCGATGAAATACACCAGCGGCCAGACGACACAGCCCGTCGCACTTTCAACGAAAACCGTGACCGGTTTGTCGAAGGCGCGGATTTCCACAGTCTGACATCGGACGAAATACGTACGATGTCGCAGTTGGGTATTTTCCCTTCGAGGACAGCGCGGGCCAACGTTTTGACTGAACGCGGATACCTCAAGCTGACCAAGCCGATGAATGACGATCGGGCGTGGGAAGTCCAGGGCGATATGGTAGACGTCTATTTTGCCGCACAAGAAGGCGCGATAGACGTGTCGCGCTTGCCTCTCTCAAAGAAGCTCAAGACCGTCGGCGACGTCATGCATGGTTTCAGTCGTCTCGCAGGGCTGCTCGGCCTGAAAGGCAATCAGCGTGCGCTTTCGGCAGCAATGGCAACCCAACGCGAGACCGGGGTGAATGTGCTCGAACTTACCGGCGTAACACATCTGAAGGCTGATATTTCCCAGCAGTTCATCAACTCCACTTCGGTCGGCGAGCGGACTGACCCAACCAAAACGGCGAACGAGGTGAACCTGATCCTTGAAAAGCTCGGCCTTCAAGCGGCGCACCGCATTCCAGGTAAGCGCCCCGGCAAGATGCGGATCGCCTATTGGGATTTGACTGACGCGGGTCGCGCCGCCGGCGGCGATATCTTCGACACCGGCAAGAAGGATTTTAAGGGCCGGCCCGTCAAGCAGATCATGTGGCCGACCAGTGTCATCGCCCTTGTTCAACGCCAGTTGACGGAGACGCTGCTATGACCCTGGTCTGCGAACAAGGCGGCGAACTCGCACCGGAAAGCAAGGCAGCGGTTCTGGCCGAGGTGATCAGGTTCATAGCAACGCGGATTGAACCGGTAGCCTATGAAGCACTGCTGTCGCACATTATCAAACACTTCGAGACCGATGAGCCGACTGTGTCGCTCCACGTGATGCGTGCATTATTGGAACTGTGCGCAACGGGCTTCGCTTCGTCGAACACCTATCACCATGCACCCGAGCGCGGTGAACAATGGCTTATTTTCGAAGCTGATACGACAATCGGCCCCACAAGGAAGCTGACCACATTCATCTACGGACAGATTGAATGACGCCCGCTTAACCAGCGACCGGCGCACAACTGCGCCGATCTCCACCCTTTCAAATCTGGAGAATACCAATGCCGAACACCGTTCCGGCCGCTGGCGAAGCCATGCCGAAAAACAACCTGCCCGCCGACTTCCACCCCAGCGATATCGTCTACGAAGTCAGCGACCTGCTGCACCTCCTGCAGGCGAGCTACAACATCTTGCACGAGATGCATTACGCTCACGCCGACGGCTCACGCAATGAAGAGCTGGATCAGGTCGCGTCTATCCAGCGGATCGCCATCGAACACACCAAGCGGATCAGCGCGAAAACCGTAGTCCTTGATGGCCCCTGCCCTTGGTTCGTTGACAATTGCGACCAGAAGGCGGTTGAACCGGCCGCGTCCACCTTGGCCTACGCGATCTATCGTTATCGCGCCGATTGGAACGACTTCCTTGCAGCTTCGATCGCTGCGGATGAAAGCGGTGATCGGAATGCCGTGCTGCCGACCGACCATAAGGCCTCGGAGCGAATTATTGCGAACTGGAGCCGACCGGCCGCAAGCGTTGCTGAGGCGGAACAGGCACTCGAACTCGCTATTCAAGACCACGACATCGGCGAAACGCCGCGCATTACCGGGATGATGAAGGCTGCACTCGGCTGGATCAAGTCGGAGCGCGAACGGAGGGCGGGCCTGTGAAAACGATCAATTTGACCCGCCGTCAGTCGCTCGCTCTCTTGGCCGGCGCATCCTTTCCGCCGATGGCAGCGGTCGCCGTCGCCGCCACGGCACCGGTCCCCATGAGCATCGACGACTTTCTCGCCAAGGCAACGCCGGCTGAAATTGTCAGGTATCACGCCAACGCACTGGCCGACGCCATGGCCAAGATGCATCCCGACCACTTGTGGCGTGCCGAGGTATGTCACGAACATCAGTTCGCGCTGGTCGTCGGGGATCACGTCGGAAAGCGCTCGGCACCGGTTGCGAAAGTTCACATTGATGACGGATCGCCGCTATTGGCCGACGATGTCACCGGCACCAATGCCTATGCAAGTTGGGAGGCCGGACGATGACAGACAACATCGAACGCCGCCTTGGCGACATCGTGGATCTTCTCGCCACCGTCCGATATCTCAACGAGGCCGTCTTCATGGCCGCTGCCGACCGCTCGCTGACACGCGATGCGACGAATGCGATCCAAGCCGTTTCGGGCGAAATTGACAGCAAACTTCTCGCCGTCGAAGAGCGAATTGAGGAAATCCAGGGGGAGCTCAAATGACAGCCTCCCCTGCGATATACCAGTTCCGCCGGCAGGAGCTTGAACGCTGGATCGATAACGCCATCGCGTTGCTCGACCACCTCGACGGCGACCCTGATCTCGAAGACGATGATCGCGAAGAGACGATGGATGAGGACAGCCACCTTTGCGGGCGCCTCAAGCTGATCGGAGTGCCCAGCCGATGACCGATCCACTTATGGAACTTGTCTCTCGCTATCAGAAGATCGAGAGGGCCTACAACGAATGGCCGGCTGACGACAAGGTTGGCTTGACGACGATGGAGCAGGCACACAGCGCTGTCCTGGAAGAACTGGCCACGACCACCGAACACGCGACCATGATGGAAGGCGCTGTGACTGCGCTTCGCCAGGCCGCTAGAGAATGCGATGATAGCTGCCCCAACTTGGCCGCACCTCTCATTCGCGGCGCGCTCGCGTTCTTCACAGGGACCTCTGTGGATAACGGGGATAGTGGGGACAACGCTGATGGTTGAGCCGGATACCCCGCTAATCGCCTTCGTCAAAGCCCTCGCACGGCGGCAGGCGCGCCTTGACGCTACACCGCCCCCCGCCGCTAATGACGATGAGAAAAAAGACGAAGGCGCAAGGAAGCAATGAAGAGAGCGGTCATCTACGCACGATATTCGACGGACCTGCAGAACGACCAGTCCGTCGAAGATCAGATTCGGGTGTGTCGATCCCATGCCGACCGCCTTGGTGTGACTGTCGTCAGCGAATACCACGACCGGGCAAAATCGGGAGCCTCCATGTTCGGGCGTCCCGGTCTGTCAGCCCTGATGCAGGCGGCTGAACTCTCTGCCTTCGACATGGTAATTGCCGAGGCGACAGACCGCCTGTCTCGCGATATCGGCGACCTCGCCCACATCCACAAAAACCTGACGTTCCGTTCAGTCGAGATCAACTGCGTCAACGGCGGAAAGATCGAGACGCTTCAGGTCGGAATGTATGGCGTCATCGGCCAGATGCAGCGAGAGGAAGGCGCGAAGAAGGTCAAGCGCGGGATGGTTGGCGTGGTTCGCTCCGGCCGTAACGCTGGCGGCAAGGCCTACGGCTACACGCCGACGGTCGGTAAACCCGGAGAACTGGAGATCGTGGAAGCCGAGGCCGGCACGGTGCGCCGCATTTTCGAGATGTATCGGGATGGATTTTCGCCGCGGGCAATCGCGGGCGCGCTGAACAGCGAATCGGTACCGGCACCGCGAGGAACACAGTGGAACGCCTCGACGATCAACGGCAACGGCCAGCGGGGGAACGGTATCCTGCGCAATCCGATCTATGCCGGGAAAATTATCTGGAACAGGGTTCGGATGGTGAAAGACCCGTCCACCGGCCGCCGCGTGTCGCGCGTGAACGATGAGGCGGATTACGAGGAGACCAGCGCCCCGCATCTGCGGATCATCGACGACGCCCTGTTCGAGATCGTACAGCGCCGGAAGGCCGAACGCGGCGGCGAGCATTCCAGGACGACGCCCAAGAGCAAACGCCTGCTATCCGGCCTGCTGAAATGCGGTGCATGTGGTGGGGGATTGTCGATCGTCGGCGCCGACCGGAGCGGCCCGCGCGTGGTTTGCAGCAACCACAAAGAATCGCGCAGCTGCGACAACAACGGCCGTTACTACGTCGAGAAGATCGAACGGCAGGTGATTGACACCCTCCGCATCCAGTTCGCGGACACGGCGATCATCGACGCCTACGTGAAGGAATATCAGGCCGAGCGCCGTCGCGTGGAAGTCGAACGGCGCCGAGGGCGAGCGCAGGCCGAGAAATCATTGCAGGAAGCCGTGGACGGCATAACCCGCATTGTCGAAAAGCTTTCGAAGGGATTGATCGAGGACGACGACGCGGCAGCTCTCTTGCCCGGTCTACGAGCGCAGCGCGATCACTGGCGAAAGGAACTTGCAGCCGAACCGCCGCTGGCAAACGTGATCGAGATCCAGCCTAAGGCCGTCAGCATCTTCAGGCAGAACGTCGAAGCGCTGGCAGAAATACTGACTAAGAAGGAAGCCGAGCCGTCAATTGAACTGGCGCAGGCATTCAGGCAGGTCATCGCGGGTGTGGTTGTCGCAAAGCGTCAGCCCGGAGAGCACTATCAGATCGAGATAAAGGGATATCTGTCGAGTTTGGTCAGCCCGGAAATGTCGGCTGTTTTGATGGTAGCGGGAGAGGGACTCGAACCCCCGACACGCGGATTATGA